AGCAAAGTTAATAATTGATACCTCTATTGAGCGTATCATAGTTATTTATATAAGTATCTTTCCTCATATTTCAAGTATAACTGGTAGTTTTTTCTTTTTTGAGTTTAAAAACTACCAAAAACATTAACTCGCAGCTTAAGTTTTTCAGAGGTTAAAACCAGGCGCAAATGCCAAAAACTCCATCCAGGTCCACTCTCGCTTCTCTGAATTCTGGTGGGTTGAGGTAGGCCTCACCCTCATTATACTAACTTGTCTTACCAAGCCTATCACCGAAGTGCTACGAAGGCCAATGAACCCGAAACTGGTGGGCTTTTTGTTTGATGGTAGAAGCCCATAACTACCGCTTGATTTTGCCATTATTGCAGGGGTCAAGCTACCCTCCACGCCCCTGGTCTTATGAATCGCCAGGTATCACTATTTATCATCATTATGTAAAGCACAGGCATGGAATTCCTAAAATCCTCTAATCTTTTCCAACTTGGCCATTCGTTTTTTAACATTTTTTATACCTTGTTTTTTAGCCTCTCTCTTTTTTTCAGAGGGTTTGGTATAAAACTGGCGCTCTTTTAATTCTCTTACTATGCCTTCCTTCATTACTTTTTTCTTCAGGACTCTCATAGCTTTTTCTAAATTACCACCTCTTACTTGAACAGTTATACTCACTTATATTATTTCCTTTCCGTGTAAAAAGGTGGAGGGCACTACCCCTCCACCAGGACTTACACTATGATTAATAGATTTAAACAACATCTTGGTCGTCTGACTCACTATCATTGTCATCCATTTGAGAATTGATATCCTCTTGTCTTTGCTGTTCAGCAATCTGCTCAGCAGAAGCACCAGCGTCAACTTTGGTATACAATTCAATAAATGAATTCTTTGTATCATCATCAAACCTGTTAGTACAAACTTCAACAGCTTTCATCTTTTTATTAAAGATAGAATATGCTTGAATGATGTGGACCAATCTTCTAGTAGATATAATCTCATCAACACCACCGTCAAAGTAGGTTTTTCTGATTACATCAGCCCATGTTACCAATTTCTTACAAAAGTCGGCGTCTTTTTTACCTGACTTAGCAAGAGTCTGTACAAGGATTTTTTCCTCTACAGATGGTGTAGGGTAACTTTGTTCAAAGGTAATTGGAAATCTTTCCAAAAACGCTTCGTTAAGAACATTAGTACCGATAAATTTTCCGTCATCACTACCTTGACCTTTTGTATTGGCAGTAGCAACACAGTTGAAACCATGAGAAGGTTTAATAAATTTGTTAATCTTTTTAACAAAGACACCAGAACCTTCAAGAATAGGTTGTAAACACATAATCTTGTTTGAAGCAAGGTCAATCTCATCAAGAAGAAGCACAGCGCCTCTCTCCATGGCTTCAATTACAGGACCATTTTGCCAAACAGTTTGACCATCTTTAAGTCTATAACCACCTAATAGGTCGTCTTCATCTGTTTCAATTGTAATATTAACTCTTATGAGTTCTCTTTTATTCTCAGCACACGCTTGAGTAACACCCATAGTCTTACCATTACCTGAAAGACCAGTAATAAAAACAGGATAAAACATCTTGCTTTTAATAATACTCTTAACATCTGGATAATTACCAAATGATACGAATACAGGATCCTTTTCAGGAACAATGTTACCAACTAAAGAAGATACTACATAAGCAGCTTCTTTATTAGTTTCAGGAACAGGTGCTGTTTCTAAAACTTTTTCAGTTTGAACATTAGGTATAGAAACCGTTGTTGTATTAACTGTATCATTCTCACTAGGGAGTTTGAATAGAGATTTGCCGACTTTGAAATCGGGATTTTTAATCAACCATTGAGGTGCATATTTGCAACCAAAATGTTTGTTGGCTTCTTTTAGTTGAGAAACCGTAAGTTCATTAGTACCAAACTTTTTTGAAGCGTGGTCTACAAACTCTTTTTGTTTAGTGTTTAACATAGTGTATTGTCCTTTCACTTTCATTATTAATTATATGGATATCCTATCATAGTGATTCGCATTTGGCAACCCTTTATTTTTTCTATACCAGGTAAGGGTTTCGGATATCATTTATGCGACCTCCTGAATAAATTTGTTCAATACAACCCTTGAAACCAGACGATTCGCCATTGATTTACCAAAGATTCTTTTTAACTCTGAAGCAGTTCCTTTTTTAACTTCTTCTTTACTCATATCAAAGTTTTGAACATCTAGTTTTTTACCATCAAGGATAAAGTATTTGTTATAACCATCTTCATCAACAGCAATTGCCTTGTTTTGAGTCATCTCTTTTCTTAATCTCATGTATTTTACATGCTTATCAGAATAATCTTTATAGTCTTTGATATGTTTTTCAATGTCCCATTTTCTAATTCTTTTAACAATATAGAAACCAATAATATTAACATCATGCTGGTTTTTAATATGATTTAGTAATTTAGAAGTTATGTTACCATCACTAACAAATTTCTTGTTGTCAATTTCATAGACATTTTTATTAGTCCATCTCTTTTCACCTAAATTCATACCAATAATATCGCCTCTAGGATAATTACCAGAACCATCTGTAAGTGTAATAAATGTCAATTTCTCAATACCATATTTCTTTTTGTACATAGGTATCATTTTATTCATATAGATTAATGATTCATTTAATGGTGTATTACCAAGATAGTATTCACTAGGCATACCATAGTTATCACTTTGAGCAAAGTAATCTTCTCTATCATCATTCCACTTTTGTCTAACATATCTATTGTCAAAATAATGACCCATTTGATAAAGAGTTCTCAATGAAACATCCATTTCTTTTTTAGACATACGGTGAGATATACAATTTACTAAATGAAAATCCTCAAAGTCATATTCACCAGAGTTTTTTGAAAAACCTTTAGTTTCATTTTCTCTATTTCTTTCACTTGTAAAGAAGTAAACTTCAAAAGGAATATTAACTTTTCTAGTAAACTCAACTAAATTAATTAATTGTTTTACAGTATTAAATATTACATCACTCATAGAACCAGACCAATCAAGTAACATCATCATACCATGGTTTTTACCGTCAGGTATAATAGTCAACTTTTTAAATATGTCTTCATTGTATTTGTAAGTAGGTAATTTTAAAGGGTCAATAATACCAGTTTTATCTTGACTTGCTCTCTTATAAGCAGCCGCTGATTTTTTCATCTCAAATTCTTTAACAAGATACATAACAGTTTTCTTGTTTTCTTTCATAAAACTTTTATATGATTTATCTAACCAAGCGTCAAAGTTTTTAACATTATAGTATTGTCTTTGATAAGTTCTATGTTCAGACATTTTCTTTAAGAAAGTTTTATAACCAGTTAAGTTACCGTCTTTACCAAGATTAGGAGAAGGTATTTTACCATAATTAAAACCTTTAGCGTCACCTTCTACAAGCTGTTCTTGTTTTCTTTGATAAGAGTCATCTGTAATTGCTTTAAGTTTTTTAGGTTCTTTGAAATCGCCACCAGCGCCATGAGAATAACTATCGGGGGTTCCTTCATCTGATTTTTCTTCATCTGATTCTTCATTTGATTTACTAGATGAAGCATTGTTACTATTGGAATTTTTTTCATCATCTGCTTTTTGGTCACCAAAATTATTGAAATCATTTTTTTCGTCTTCAGCGTCATCATTTTCTTCAGCGTCTGAATCAGAACCTTGACCACCATCTTGTTCATCTTGGTCATCATCATCATCACCAAAACCATCATCATCTTCATCTTCTTGTAAATCATAAGACATTGCCATAGGGTGCATATCAAAGTCAGGTAATTTTTTCATTTCTTCAACTTGCTCTTTTTGCCAATCAAGCATTTCTTTAGCCAAAGTCAACACATCATCAAAAGTTTTAACAGCGTCAACTTTAGCTAACCAATCGTTATCTATAGGAGCAAATATGAATGGTAATCTATTTAATGATTTTGACCTTAAATTAATCTTGTCAATAATCATTAGTTCTTTATTGATATCTTTACCAGAGATACCAAAGAAATTCTGTTTTTCTAATATATCAAAACCATTCTCATAGTTTCTAACAACACCAGGATATTTTGATTGAATCATTTTGTCAATTCTAGTATCTTCAATCACATTAACATATGACCTTAATTCGTCATTATCAATACCTTGCCATTGTTCATAAGGAGTCCACAATGCATGAGCACACTCATGGGCGATTAACATATCATATACATCACCAGATTTTTGTTTGAATATTGGAAGAGTTAAGACTCTATTCTTTACATCAAAAGAAGCCGTCTTTACATTGTTATGTTGAATAACAATATTTTCTGTAGCAAGTAATTTTGCTAGATTGCTTTTTACATCAAGGTTGATAGTCATAGTGTTGTCCTTTTTAATCATATAAGGACATACTAAAGGAAAGATTCGCAAAAGTCAAGCACTAAAAGCGCTTTTTTTTAATTTTTTTTTCTATACCAGGTAAGGGTTTCCGGCGGTCATATAAAAAAAGTACATCCTGACGCAGCTATTTTTGACTATCTTTCGTCTCCGGAACCATGAATCGTGCCTAATTTCTGTCGATTCGCTAGTTTTTCAAGGTTGCGATTCGCTATATCAGATAAAGATACTCCAAGGTCATCTGCTAAAACAGCACAATACCATAGGACATCTCCTATTTCATCACCAATTTTCTGTTTTAATTCATCTGTTAGTTCTTGGTTATCTCTTAATAGTTTTTTAACCTTGTTTGCCACCTCACCTGCCTCACCAGCAAGGCCTATAGCAGGATATACAATACTGTAATCTCTAGGATATATGGCCGTTGCCTTAGCAGACTTTTGATACATGTCTAAATCATCTAGTCTTGAATATTGGTCCCATTCACTACTATAACCAGTAGTTTTATGTCCTAAATCTAGTTCTAATTGACCATTGCTCATAATGACATTCCTTCTGGTTCGTGTATATTTAATGATTTAATCTCTTCAACAATATTTGTATCTACGCAATTTGCTAATTTAGGTGGTAAACCTTTAAATGCCATAGAAGCTTTTAAAAAGTATGTGTTTGAGTTTTCATGTAGTTCAGCCATACATTCTTCATAACTTTCAAATGAATTATTGAACATAAAAATTGGTTGTCCGGTTTCTATATTAGGTGTAGTGATGTTCATAACCACAATTATAAAGTATTCTAACATTTTTATCTCCCTACCTGTGTCAGGTATTTGTCTTTAGTTTCTTGCCATGACATATAGATTATGTCGTCATAAAAATGAGTTTCTTTGGAAACTCTACCTTGTTTCTGTAAACTTGCTAATCTCTTCTTAGCATATTTATTTTTCCAAAGGTCAGTTAGTGCCTGTGTTGAATTGTCAAACCTCCTTTCTAATTTATCTAATGATATTTCTTCTCTTAAAAATTCTCTTGTATTATTATATAGTTCGCCAAAGTATATACCTCTAGCGTGTTCAGATTTAATTAATTTTTTATCTATTCCTAATTGGTTGTATGTAAAAGTATGACTTCTATTTCTATGGTCTCTTTTATGTGGTTGACCTGTGTCTTTCTTTGCAACATACCATTCAAAATATTTGTAAGTATGATTTTTCATTAACCATGCCTGTATCATTTTTCTAGTTGGTAATAATGGTTCGTATGATACACTACCTGCTGTCCAGCCCATTTTCTTCCAGTATTTTAATCTATCGTATTGTGATAATGGTATTTCTTTTGTTTTACCATATAAACTTGTAGTAGTTACACCTACTAACTTATCTTTATATTGATGTTCCCAGGTCTTCTCAACCGTATCTGATAGACATAATAATGCTAATAATTTACCACCTACTAGATTATAACCTAAAGGTTGTATTGGCACAATCGTACTACCAATACAAGTATGATTAATCATTTTTTGAGTTTTAGGTTCTCTTTGCCAACCAATATAGTTATCTCTAGGTGTAAGGTCTAAAAAATCACTAGACATACAAGTAACACCAAGATACTTTTTTGTTTTTTTATCTCTAATTAAAAAGTTTAGGTTTCTACCAATATTACTATTGTTTTTCATGGTAGACAAAAAGGTTCTTAAACCATTCCAGATTGCTGGCATTTTACTACCAGTTATAGACCTAACTTCATCACCATCTGTCCATAATAATTCAGGTTCTAAATCAATATATTCTTCGGGGTCTTCTGGTAACCAGAAATTGTTTTTTATCTCTTGTAATAACGCACCTTGTTCAGGATTTTTAAGTGTAGGTTTATCATCAAAGAATGAATTAGTTTCTACTGTAGGAAATTTGTCATGTACTTCACACCATTTTTGATATAAAGTATATTCTTTTACATCCATTTTAGAAACATAAGACAAGTCTTTTATAACTGCCTCTTTTAAAGTTTCTGTATCTGGTGCTTCTATTTTATCTAAAGGATTGTTGTCTTGCCAACTTTGCCATTGGTCTTCAATAGACATACCTTTCTTCCAACTATAAACCATAATATTACTATACACCTATTGATTAAAAATGTCAAGTCTGTCTTGATTTTCGTAAAATTTTTATATGTTTCAATGCTTTTTTGGTGGCCATATCTAGTTTCATCTTACTTACATGCTCTGTATAGGTTCTACCTAATATATGGTCATATTCGTGTTGAATGATTCGACTAATCATACCATCAGCGTGTGTTTCTTTTAATTTACCTTCTTCATCTTCATACCTTAAAACACATTTTCTAGGCCTAGTTACATTTAAAAACAAGAAAGGAAAGGATAAACAACCTTCTTTTATCATAACTGTTTCATTACTTACATTTTCTATTTCTGGATTAAAACAAGTTAATCTTAATCCTTTTTCTATACTAGGATGTCCACCAACAACAAACATATTAAAAGGTAAACCTACTTGATTAGCCGTTAAACCTACACCACCATTTTTTATCATACAATCAAACATTTCATCTGATAATTCTTTTCTATCTTTATATCCACCTATTTCTAACATATCATCATCAAATGGTGCTATCTTTGAATTAAGTCTAGGATCCCTAGCTGATATTAATTTTAATGGTTCTCTTTTTTTCATATGTTTATATAGTTCCTAATTGTGTAAAGTTTTGTACCTTTTCAAACTTAATGATATTTGTAAACTTATCAAATAGGATATCTCCTTTGTGTGATATAATAAAGATGTTTTCTTTTTCTAGTGTTTTAATAATTTTAAAGAAATCATCTGTACCTTGGCCATCTAAACTAGAATCAAATATCTCATCTAGTATTAGTAGATTGGTATTGGTACTATTTTTCATTCTAGCAATATCTCGCCATGTAAATAGTAAGGCAAGGTCAATTCTCATTTTCTCACCCTCACTAAAGTTATTATAATTAAATGTATCTCTAAATCTTGATTTGACCGTTTCATTAAACTCTTCATCTAAATTAAAAGAGATAAAGAAGTCCATTGCTTGTAGATATTTGTTAATCAACTGATTCATTATAGGCACATATTTTCTAATGATGTTTGCCTTAGCACCTTTGTCATTAAGTATATCTCTTAATATATCTACATAACCTTTTTCTTCTTGTACCTTATCTAAATTGACTTCAGCAACCTTTAAATCTTGTCTTAATTTTTCTAGGTCTAATTCTATTGACTCAATATCAGTTTCAGTTTGATTGCCTCTATTTAAATCTGATTGTATCTGGTCACTATGTCTTTTCAGGCCTTCTAAAGATGAAGTTACCTTGGCTATCTCTAGGTTCATGTCTTGTATTTTTTGAGATATCTTCCCGAAAGCGTTTACTTTCTTGCTCTGTTTGGTAAGTTCTTCTACGAGCTGAGATAGTCCTGATTCTAGTTTGGAAATTTTGGAAGTTTCGTGATTGCATTTTGTTTCCTTGAATTGATGGTCAATGGATTGTGTACACACCGGACATGTGTCATTTTCACTAAAGAATTTTAAAGTTTTCTTATGAGTATCTAGGTTTTGTTCAATCTTCGTTTCTAACTTTTCTAGTTCTTTTAATTTCTTTTCTGTATTTTCTTTACCGGATAATTCATTTTGACTTATAGCTATCGCTTCATTTAAAGATTGTAGTTTTTTATCATAATCCAGTTTATTTTCGTCATTATCCTTCAGCTTATCTAGCGAAACCTTCCTGGTGTCGTTTCCTTGCGCCTGGAGAGAATGTAGGTACTTTGCTTCAGTTTCATATTTGGTCTTTATTAACTCACATTGGTGGCGTACCTCCGTTAGACTTTTTTGTAGGTCGCTCTGTTTGGAACGCAAAATCAGGTCCATTAGGCCAAAAACTCTTATATCAAGTATCTCTTCAACAACTTCTCTTCTATATCTTGGTTTCATTTTCATAAACGGCTCGTATGATGAGGAACCTAATAGTACAACTTGAATAAAAGACCTGTAATTAAGTTTCATTATATTTTGTTCAAGGTACTTTTGATAATCTATATTGTTGGCGTCTTGATTTAGTTTCTTACCATTCTTAAATATTTCAAAATTATTTGGTTTAATACTTCTTCTTACTTTATAAGGTATGGTGCCGACAATAAAATCTACCTCAACAACACACTCACCATCATTAATAGTATTGACCATTTGTTCTTTCTTAATAATTCTAAATGGTCTATTAAACAACACAAAGCACAATGCGTCTAATAGTGTTGACTTACCACTACCATTGGTGCCTACAACTAATGTTGTTTGCGACATATCTAAATCAACCACTATTGGTTGGTTGCCTGTAGATAAAAAGTTTTTATAGGATATTCTTTTAAAGGTTATCATTCACTAGCTTCACTATATAATTCGTTTGCAAAAGCTTTTAACTTTTGTTTATCTAATTCTGTATCTACCTGGTCTATGTAGTTACCTAAAAATGTTAATGTATCTTCTCCTTGGTCTAGTATGTTTTCATTAACTGAAGCGCCTATATCTGTATGGTCTTCAATAACATCTATTGCATGTACATTTATTTCATTATAGATTCTATCCATTAATCTTTCATACATGTCATTATCTGTTTTATTTGATATATACATCTTAACAAAATGTTTATCATACTCTGATATATCTAACTTATCATAATCATTATCTTTGTCATTATAAGTTATCTTTTTAAACATCAACATAGGATTTGGTACTCTTGATATCTCTCTTGTTTGAGTATCAAATATATGAAAACCTTTTGGACATCTATAATCTGACCATGTCATTTCGTATTGTGTGCCAAGGTAATAGATATGACCATCATCTGATTTTTTATGAAAATGACCAGACATAACTTTTTCAAATCTTTTAAACATTGCTTTCTCTTGGCCATGGTCATTAAAATGGCCATTATGCATTTCAAAACCTTTTACTTCTAAATGACCCATTGCAATTGTAGCCTTTGTATTATCAATAGCCCTTGCCGTTTCTGCCTCGTTATCATCACAAATCCAAGGTATAAACATAATAGGTAAACCGTCAAACTCTACCTCTGTAGCATGAGTATATACTTTAGCACCTTTATTAATGTTTAAGTTTTGCATAGCATTTACTTCATTTGTATTCTTATAATAGGTATCGTGATTACCAATGATAATATGAGTATCAATGTTCATCTCTTCTAGTCTATTAAAAAATACTTTCTTAAAGTTATGTGCTGTATTGTGATTAATAAATTTTCTTCTATCTACCACATCACCTAGGTGTATCAAAGTATTGATATTATATTGTTGCAAATATGGAAAAAATACCTCATTATAGAATCTATTTTGATATTCTATAAAAGCAGGACTATCATTTCTACAACCAAAATGTGTGTCGTTTAATAATGCAATCTTCATAGGTCATTATTTTTTATCATCTTTTACACCCATATTCTTTTGTAAAAACTCTGTAAATTGATTTCTAAACTCTCTGTCTTCACCTGGTTGTAATGCCATATCGTCATAATTCGCTTCAGTTATCATTCTTTGTTTAATTGTTACTTGTTTCTTTTCTTTCTGTATTCTTCTAACAAAGGCGTAATAGATAATCTGCGTGAAATATGCAAATGGATTACTAGATGATTCGGGGTTAAAGTTATCAAGATACTGTAAACAGTTTTCTATACCATCACTAATCATATCATCTCTGTATGTATAGTTGATAAAATTAGGTCTGTACGATAGGTGATTCGCTATCTTTAAAAAACATTCACCGATATAATCTGGTACAACCGGTTTTTCTTTTTTTTCTTTTGCCGCTTTGTCAACAGACTTTTTGTATTCAACCATTGCAAGGAAGAATTCTTTGTTGTTAACATAGTGTTCGGATTTCTTTTTTGATTTTGCCATAATAATCTCACTTTATACTATATTCACTTAAATGTCAATGTTCATTCCAAGGTTGACATTTGTTTTTTTATCCGTATAATAACGGTGTCCGTTTTCACCAAGACAAGCTCCTAGTGAATAGTAGGAGGGTCTTCATCATCATCTAAAAATTCATCAAATATTTCATTTACTTTTTCATTTTGTTGAGGCGTAAAGGCCTCTCTTTGATATGTTTTATCTTCTTTAGGATTATCTAACTTATTATAATTATTTGCAATATGACTATAACTAACCGCCATCTCTGGAGAGGCGTTTGTTATTGTTAATATTTTATCCTTAGGAATAGTAACTATAGAATCGTTTGTATAATTAGTCCAACGAATCAAAGCAATGTAATCTCTAAAACCTTTAGGTGTTATTTGAGGTACATACTTAATTTGTAATGGCTTTTCTAAACGAATCAGAATTGATTTGTCCGGCAACTGAGCGTCACCAGTTGGCATAACAGTAACTATATCGTCACCGTTAATCAGTTTAACTATTTTAATTTGTTGTTTCTGCATTGTTGGCATTGTTCAACTCCACATTATGGATTTCATATTCAAAGTCTTCTTCGCTGTATATATTTATCCGTTCTCTAAAATGAGAAAGTGTATAGTTTTCTTTCTCGTTATATGTTAAGTCATCTGAAATATCGTATAATGTCGCATGACTATTATTATCTTTTAATCTTAATCCTCTTCCTATTGATTGTAAGTTTCTTATCCTAGATTTGGTAGGACTAGCAAAAATAACATTATGCAAATTCCTAATATTAATTCCAGTTGAGAAGGTTCCGAACGAAGCCACGATAATGGCATTGTCAGACTTCTCCGTAATTTCTCGTATCTTTTCTCTTTCATCTGTATCAACTCCTCCATGAACATAAAACACCTGTTTGTCTGTTGCTTTTTCTTTTATAGATTGGTGTAAATCTTTACCATGTTTTTCTACAAACTGAAACAAACATAATGTATTGCCTTGTAAACCAGAGGCCAAGTTTCTAATATACTTGTTTCTCTTATCACTTCTAACAATATAATCCATCTCTTCTTGATAGTTCATACCACTAGCATGTTTACACTCAATAGGTCCATGTTTTAATATTAAACAATAAATTTTTAAATCGGCTAATTGTTTCTTTTCTTGTAATTCGGTTGTAGATACTACCTTATTTACTGCACCGAATAAGCCTTCTAATACAAGTTTATGTGTTTTACTACCATCTAAAGTACCGGTCATACCAACCTTATATGGGCATTTTTCCAACTTTGTCAATATTTTAGTAAGTGATACTGCCTTGAATAAGTGTGCTTCGTCACCTATTATCATACCAATATCTTTAAAATATTTTTTTGGTAAATTATAAATTGATTGCCATGTAGAGATAACTACAGGCTTGTTGGTCTCTTTAGAATGACCTTGATAAATTCTATGTACATTTCTTTCAGGTGACCAACCATAATCTTTAAAATCTTTATATAGTTGTTCTACCAAAGATGTTGTTGGTACTATTATTAATATCTTCTTCTTCTTTTCTTTTAACCGAAGAATGTTAAACCTAACAAGAAGATAAGTAATAAGAGATTTTCCACTAGCTGTGGGGGATAAAAGTAAACAGCGATTTTTTCTAGTTGCATAAACAAAGGCCTCCTTCTGGTAATCTCTAACCTTAAAAGGAATATTTAGTGCTTTAATAAACTTGTCAACCTTACTATCATCAACTTTAGTGTCTTCAATTTTAGTACCATCAACAACTTCTATCTTATTTCTTTTACACCAATCTACTATGTAAGGATATAAACCAACATATATTTGACCAGTTGCATATGAATATAATCTTATTTTTCCGTCCCATACTCTGTTACGGTATTGAGGCATAAATTTGAAACCAGGCACCTCAAAGGTAAAATATTCTCCTAGTTCTCTACGAATATCATCATCAGCCTCTATTTTGAGGTAGACATCATTTTTCTTTTCTATAACAAGATATCTAATATTGGGCACTATATAGCTCCACTAGTAAACTTTCGCCACTCAATGGCATTTTTTATTGTGAAAGATTTATTAGTGATTTGCCTTATAGTTCTATCTAAAAATGAAACAGTTGTATTTAAGTAATCAACTTTTTGTTTTGCCCTTATATACTCTTCGTTAGATTGTATATACTGGTCTACATCTTGTCTTAATAATTTAAAGTTAAAAGGCTTATCTGCATATACAGAAGCGTCTGCTTTGCCAGTATAATACTCCCATAATACTTTTTTGGTAGTAGCTAAGTCTGCTTCTGCTTTACTTAACATCAATTGAAACTTTGTTAAAAATTTCATATACTTGTTATGTAATTGAGGAATTTTTAATGATTCCAGGTCTAACTCTGTATCATTAATTTTTAAATCTTTATCTGCTAATTCTTGTAATTGTTCTAAATCCATAATATAAACACCTTATCATAATATATTAAAAATGTAAAGCCTTAACTGACCGTTTCTGTAGTCCTTGAGGCACCTTTTGTTGCGAATTCGTATATTTTATATTTGAAAACCACACTTGCCGTTAGATACTCCACATCAGCAGCTTGTTGATTAAAATTTAAGGCTGATAGAGATACAGGAAAAACATCACTAAATCTAACTTCAATATTTGCATTATTTTTACTTGTTAAAATATTTAATGTGGCGTCTGAAAATATTGGTCCTAAAGGAACAGCTGCGTCACCTTCTTTTAGTCTAGCACCGTCACCTGGTAATGTCAATGTAGTATCTTTACCTTGTATTGGAAATCTATCTTTACCTGATTTTACTAACTCTGTAAATTGTGACCTATCTCTAGGAAAACCTATGCCTGTTAACCAACCATGTATTTCTCTATAGTTTTCTAAATTTTCATCTACCATAAATGACATTTCTAAATCGGCAAATGTTAATTTTTCACCTGGTAAAGGGATATCTTTTAGTGGAGATTGTTGAGTTGTTGAGTTTAACTCTACACCAGGCAGATTTACAGCAGTACCGAAAAACTCCACTTTAGGTAATTTAAGTATTTGAAACTTAAATTGAGTAGGTGAAGCGTAATCAAGTTTTGATGGTTGTCTATCAAGTTTGCTTGTTGTAGTCATAATAATATTTATCCATTTCGGAGGAAGACCAAAAAAAAAGGGGACCGAAGCCCCCTTTTTTAAGTTTGTTGAATACTAACCAGTATTACATTAAGTTTGCAACTTGCACTCTTTGGTAATATCTGTTTGAGTTAGCAGAACCAGCGTCATTTACTGCTGTAGCAGCACCTGAAATCGCACCAGTTTCAGCAAAAGGATTAGCGATTAAGCCGTATCTTGTTTTGAAACCGATTTTTGGTTGGAAAGTATCTTGACCAACTGCTCTAACCATTTGTAGAGGCACATATGGACAATAGAACATACCAGCGTCATAAGGTGAAGTACCTTTATAACCTACTACATAGTATTGTTTAGCTGCTGAGTTAGCAGAATATGGGTCAATATATACTTTGAATCTGCCGTTTAGGACACCTGCGAAAGTGTTACCTGTATCGTCAACATTCAAATTGTTGTTTAACGCTGGAGTGTAATCTAAAACTCCTGCCATTTGAAGAGCACTAGCAACATCTGAAGAACAGATAATCATGTTACCTTTTCCTCTTCTTGTTCTTTGTGCTATTCTGTTCGCATCTCTTTCAAGTTGGAACATTAAACCTTTAAATCTTTCAACAGACCATCTACCGTTTGAGTCTGTATCTAAATCAAAGATACCAGCAGTTGTTGTATTTACAGCAGCGCCTTTTTCAGCGTTGATGTAAACAGTTCTTACAACTTCTCTGTTAATTTCTGCTAAAATTTCAGCAGACAAGATGTTTGCAAGTTCTGTTTCTGCGTCTAAACCGTGGATTGCTTTAAGGTCTTGAGCGAGTTCCATTGTGTACTCTGCTTTAAGAGCTCTTGATTTAGCAGTAACAGTTGATTTCTCAATTGAGAATGCCATTTCAGCAAATGCGTTTCCACTTGCGTCACCTAATGCTTCAGCAGCTGCTGTAGTCATAGCAGTACCTTTTGTGAAAGTACCTGGTGAACCATCGTTTAGTACAGATGGATTTGTACCGGCATTAGCTGTTGTTGAGTAACCGTCAACAGATGAGCCAGCAGCGTTTCTTCCAGAAAAGTCAGTATCAGCTTCGTCAAACATTGCTTCTGCACCTGTTTGATTAGTGTATCTGCTTCTCATTGCGAAGATTAGTCCAGTTGGACCAGTCATTGGTTGAACACCAGCAATATCGTAAGCGATAAGGTTAGGCATTGCTCTTCTTACTAATGAAATTAGGATTGGATCCCAATTAGCAATAGATGAACCGGTTGCGTTTGTTGGCGCAGCCTCTGTCATAAAAGCTTGGTCTTCCTTAGCAGCTCTTTCTTGGTTTTCCAAGATAACTGATGTAACGGCTCGTCTGTAAGAGTCCTTGATTTCTGGTAAATCAGGATGTTCTAACACAGGCTGCCATTTTTTTTCGTGAGTTTCGGATAAGTACATTTTATTTTCTCCCTTTTTCCGTTTTACTAAAGTTTTAAATCTTTAGTTTTGCTTATAGCGGCAGTGTAAGCAGCCATAGCTTTCGATAAATCTTCATTTGAAGTTTCATCGCCAGCCGCCACATCATCTAAATCTTTCGCTTCAGATTTTTGTCCAAAATATGATTCTTTAATAGTTTCACATTTTTTCTTAAAGTCCTCTGCGTCAGAGTAGTCAATTTCTTCGGCAAGTTTAGCAAATTTTTCTTTTGCTGTATCAGCTAAATCTGAAGATACTTCAGACATGATTTCACTCTTTGTCTTTTCTGCATTTTCTTTTTTAACTTCTACATTTTTCTCAATTTGCTCATTGAGTTGCTTTTCCAAATCTTCAATCTTTTGTGCTTGGTCTTCAAGTACATTGTATTTTTCATCTGGAACATCAATGTAATGCTCAGCAAATAACTTTTTAAGACCTGTGATAAAGTCTTCAGCTATTTCACCTTTAATGCCTCTTTCAAGAGCGATTTCGTTTTCTTTCATCCACTCTTCTACGACATAAGATAAGTAACTGTCAACTTTTTCAGTTAGTTCTTCTTTTGCTGTTGCACTATCTTGCTCTAATTTGGTATTCATATCTGCTTCCATGATTTCAGCAATCTCTTTAACTTTTGAGTTTACTGCTGATTCAAAAACGGTTGCAGCTTTTGATTTAAATTCTTCAGAAAGGTCGTCTTGTCCAGCGACAATAGCTTTCATATGCTCATCTACTTCTTCTTTATTCATTTTGTAGTCAGATTGCATGTAACCAGCTTTCATTGGTTTTTTCTTCATGTCATCTTTTGGCATATCTTCCTCTTTGACTTCATCTTTAGCATCCTTCTTGTCTTCTTTTTCTTCAGACTTTTCTTTATGCTTTTTCAATGCGTCAAGAGCAGCTTTTGGCATTTCGCCTTCGTTTACGACTTCTCCATCTTTTGAAGTTTCTTCCTTCTTATCTAAAGTAGGCATTGGGTCAGCTGCACCTTGCGATTTTTGTGGTGCTTGACCAGAAACCTGTTTTACTTTTTTAGTTGCGTCCGGATTGCTGTCTGTATTTTTAACAACAGCTGGACCTAAATCTTCTGCCTCATTAGACATCTTTGAAGGTTCAGCCGCTACAGCATTCTTTTTAGGAGCATCCGCTTGGGGATTGGCACTTGCCTCAGCAACTGCTTCTTGCTCTAACGCCTCTAACTTATTTTCTGTATCGGCCATGTGAGAAATCTCCTCTTATTTTTTTAAAATAACTAGTTATTTTTCTTCTCTTGTAGATATTTATAAGATTAAAGTTTTTCAAGAAACGATTTAAACACATTGGCCTTACTTTCGGCCAATTTTAGTCTTTTTGCTTCTTTGATATGTGCTTTATACTCTTCAATATCTTGTTGTTTTATTATACCATTATCCCATACCCACTCTTTATTTTCCATAATACCTTCTACGAAAGCGTCTGGAGCAGAGGGGTCTGCCACAATGTCAGCGGCTGTAGCCAAGTAGAAATCTTTACCTACATAGTTACTACCGTTCTTTGTAATCATTGAACCCATACCTCTTGAAGATACTCCTAATTGAGCGCCTTCATCAATAAGACCTTTTACAATCTTACCGTATGGAGTGTCCATGATTTTTGCTTCACCGATAAAATTTTTGCCTTCAGATTTTAAAGAAGTTATCATATGTGATACTCTCTCTAAATTAACAACTGGACCATCTGGATGACCTAGTTCTCCGAACGCTCTTTTTTTATCAATAAATTCTGAGGTATATCTGTTTACTTCTTTCGCCAAGATATCATTTTCATATATTCGTCCATTTCTATTTTTGATATCTGATTGTAAGAATACACCTTTAATCTTGTAATTCTTTTTACCATTGGTTTCTTCTACCAGGTATTCTGCGTTTTGAATTTCTTCCGATATTAGTTTCATGGTTTGTTCTCTTCTCTCTATTATTTATAACGGATTTTATCTAAACTCTACTAAAATCGTGTAATTGTCACCACTAGCAAAGTTTTTAGTGGATAATAAGACATCTCCAGTAGGCGTGGTCGCATTATTTGTTATCTCATTACCACTTGTTCTTAAATCCCAATGACCTTGACCTGATAAAAGTACAGCCGTTGCGTTAGTAGCTCCGTCCCAATGAAGCTCTACTGCTGACTTACTATTAGCAGTGTTAATAGAATACCATATTTTTGATATGTTTCTATTGCCATCTTCGGTCATAAATGTTGTTGCTGAAGCGTCAACCTTATTAACCAAATCTTCGCCTGTACCGTCAGATAAGTTTGTCATTTTAACTACAAATTTTTGACCTGAAGTATCCGTTAAAGTTTGTGTTGTTACTATATCTGCCATTTATTACTCCAATATTAACTTCTTAATATGTCTATTTCCTAGACTATCTTCTTCAATTTCTGCTTTAGACTTTAGGCATTGATACTGAACACTACCACCACCTTTTAATTGCCTTTCAGCTATCCTTTTTCCTTTTAAACACATAGACATTGATTCTTGTATTCTATGCTCCTTAATCTCTTGATTTACAATCATTAGCAAAGCTACAACTGTTTCTACTATCATAATCGTTAATGTGCATTACCATTTTTATACACAATCTCCCTATTAGAATCTTTTAATTTTTCAATATCTTCTAACATCTTCTCAACTTGTTTCTGTAGAAACTCAATATTCACTTTGTTTGTCATATTCTGCTCAAGGTTTTTTTCTATTTTCTCCACCGACTTATATAAATCCTCTATCAACATAAATTGCTCGGCGTCGGCCGGCAAGGAACCCATTTCACCTCTTGGCCATTTAATTCTAAATTCTACATTTTTTTCTAAATCAGCTTGCATTAATGTAATTTGTGTGCTATGCTGATTTAATTTTTCAGTTATACCAAAATAAGACCATACTCCGATACCGACTGCTCCTATTATGGCGAGCATGTTTCGGACCGGCATACTAATTGCTGTATTGTCGCTCACATCTATTCTATCTTTCATAAACTCCTATACCGTTGTAAAACCACTTTCTTTATGACACTCAATAATTAAACTAAAATTTTTTAAATTAGTTCCTGTTTTTACCTTTATATTACCTGCGCCTGACTCTGGTTTAATTTTAGCCTCACTAGGTTTTAAACCATAATTATCTCTACCTGTAAGAGTTAAGAATGGGTCACCGTCATCAAATTGTAGAGTAACTTGTCCTGTTTGTTCTACATTATTCACTTTCTCATTAACAACTTCGTGATATACATTAGCAACTGATATTTTTGATTCGTTAGTTGCACCACTTAATTTTTCAACATCTATAATAGTTTCGTCTTCACTCTTTTTACCAGTAATAACCTTAATAACTTTAAAGTTATCATCAACTAATCCTGTATTAGTTAATGCCATTACTGTGCGTCATAGTAAGTCTTTGATAACTCACCACGCTCAACTGTTGTTCCTTTTTTTCTACATCTAACATATACTTTGGTAACTGCTGATGTACCTGGTCTAGTATGTGTTCTTATACCACCAGAAAAAGTTGAGTTTGCACCTGCTCCTGAATCAGAATATGTATTGGCCGCTGTAGCAGTATTTTCATATTGCCACACACTATTTGAACCTGGAACATCTACCCACGCCATGTTATTCTCCTGTTTCTTTGTCTATATAATCATAGACAATATCTGTTTTAACATTGTGTTTAAGAGCAACTTTATCTATTGTTGATTCAACCTCTTTTACAACATCATTAGTTTCATAATCAACTTGATTAAAAAAATCATTTACCACATCTTTGTGTTGTGGTGATAATGCATTAAAAGTAGTAGTATCAACTACATTTGATTTAAGTAGTTGGCTGACTCTCATCATTACTTGGCGCCTCTGCCTCTGGTGTTGCTGGTGCTTCTGCTTCAGTAGCAGCTGGCACTTCTTGTCCTTGCGTATCAATCATAGTCGCTGTTTCAGGACTAGGGTCTGTTACATGAGGTTTAGGGTCGCTATGTGCTTCAGGTTCTATTCCATTAAATATTTTTCCTGCAACAACTTCCCTATGAGCGTCTAGTGAGCTTGCCACTTTATCTCTTAATGCGTCTTTAAATACATCTCCAGCTTTTACATTATCGCCTGCTTGTAAGGCGTCAACGAATTGTGCTGTTTTACTTTGTTCTTCCGACATAATTTCTCCTTATTTTACTTCTCTAGTAAATTCACCGGCGTCTGGCATTGAAATAATACCATCGTCAATTTCTTTCTTAATTTGTTTATTAATGTCTGCAATATCTCTATCAGTTTGTCGTAATACATTTTTTCTAACAAACTCTACAGAAAAATATTTACCAACATAATCTCTCATTGAGTCTGCAACTCTCAATCTTTCCATCAACAATTCAGACTCTTTTAATTCTGCAAAGTGTCCGTCTTGTAAAAAATCATACTGTAGATTATCTCTTACTGTAAACCAATCAGCTTCTGCTATAACAGCTTTTAAAACTAATTGTGTTCTCAATATATCATTAAACAATTCAGTAAATTTTTTTCTTAACCTTTGAACAAATTTAGTAAATTTAAGTTCATCTCTAGTAATTTCAGTTGAACGACCAAGATTAAAACCTTGATTCGCTTCTAATCTACTAGCAGGAACATTTAAACTTCTATAAAGTTTTGCTCTAAAGTATTCTATGTCTGTAATTTCTCCAAGATTTTGACCACCAGGCAATGTAGAAATATCTGTACCTCTACCACCTTCTCTACTTGGTAACCAAAAGTCTTCAAGCATTGACATGTAGTTTCTATCATCTCTGATTTCACCTGTACTTGCGTCATAGACAAGTTTGTTTCTGTATCTTGCCATAACATCTCGTAAGTATTGTTCTGCTTTTACTTTCGGTAAATTACCTACATCAATTTTAAATATTCTTCTTTCAGGCGCTCTTGCTATTCTGTAAATAACAGCAGCGTCTTCAATCATTCTTAATTGATTTGTTGGTTTAATAGCCTTATGTAAATAAGACAAGACCATATTTTTATTCTGGTCTACTAAACCACTTGGTACAAATGCGATTGTATCTGGAGCAATCTTAATGCCACCAGATGTTGTACCTGCTACACCTTTTTCATTAAATAAAAAGTATTCTTCTATGTGGTCAACAACTGTTAAACCATGAGGCGTAGGTCCGTCAGGTCTTTGTTTTCTAACTTCTCTTACCTTTTTAATTTTTCTAGGGTCAATGTATCTTAATTCTGTAATACCTTTTACAGGAGATTCTCTATCAATTACTTTATGATAATAGATTCTTCCGTCAACATACCATCTTCTAAAGATATCATGCCCTCTGGTATTAAAATTCATTAATCTTAATACTTCTTGGAATTCGTCTTCTATTTTTCTTTTGATTTCGTTACCAAACGGAAGCGTATCTAAACGCAACTTTACAGCGTCTTTAAGTTCGTTTGCTACAACAGCTTCATTGATAATATCTTCAATAGCCATATCGCACTCCGGATGGAGAGCAATTTCTCTGTATCTACGAATTAAATCCTGCTCTGTTTTAGCAGTACCTTCCATGTCAAGGTACTGACCAAAGTAACCACCGGCGGCGATGGTTTGTGTTCCATCTTCCGCCTGTGGTTGTGTAAAGCTTTGTTTCGGGTCTGCTTGTTTTTTAGTCCGTGTGATAGAAAACCCAAATAAATCAGCCATAATATTTTTCCTTTAATTACTACTTAATATTTATATACTATGTAGTAGTGTTACTTTCAAAGTATTGATATGAGAAAGTTACAGCAAATTCTTCAATTGCTGTTGCTTCGTCATATGTCAATTCAATCGGAGCGATTGTATTAGGAAATGCACCTCTTAAAGTGTAAGACTTAATCGTTGCTCCATTTCTATCCAATTGGTCAACAAATGCGTCAACTTGATAATCTGCTGGATTAGTCAAGCCTTCGTTATCTGTCATATTGTTTATACCGTTCATCCATCTTTCAAATGCGTTTCTTAATTTGAAATTTGTATCGTTATAAACTGTAACAGACCAATCTTCTATTGTTCTATCACCCGCTATTTTCACAGCTCGTCCTCTAAAAGGAACATTAAACGCTGGTACGGTCATACCAGGTAATGCTGTCGCTCTGCATAAAAAAGCAAGCTCTTCTATTTCGCCACCAACTTGAGCGTAACCAGGAAAAGGCATTGTTACCTTAAACTGATTGGCTCTTGCGCCACCGCCTGCAAGTTTAGCTTTGAAATCATTAATGTTTGCCATGATTTTTCTCCTTAACCTGCAACTTCATCAAAACTGACACCAGTTCTGGTTGCGATAAATTGTAAAGTAATGAAGTTAATGCTTCTTGCTGGTTTAATAAAAATCTCAGCAATGAATTCATTTCTATCAATTACTTCGCCTGTGTTGTTAGTTTCATCACATACTACTAAAAAGTCCGTGATACCTCTTCTACCTTGTACCTCTCGTAAGAACGGCTCAACAATGTTTCTAAAGTTTGCTCTAGTAAACTCATCATTGAATTCAAACAATTGGAATTTAGAAGCAGTAGCAATCGCTTTTTCTAGTACGATAAACAATCTTCTTACATTTATTCTGTCAAATGCTGAAGGTGCCGATAATCCAGTTTTATCTCCGAATAATACAGTTCCTTGTCCTGGGAATGTTGCCACAGGATTTACTCTAGCTCTGTATAATTCATCTCTTTGAGATTGTGTTGGATTGAAAGCAAGTTTTACTGCGCCTCTAATTATACCTCTATTCAGACCTGCTGGTGAGAACCAAGCGTCTGCAACAAGGTCAGTTCTAGCGGCTAGACCTGCAATGTCACCGTTAAGTGGTACATATCTGTATATGTCAGCATATCTGTCATACATGTATTTGTAACCACTATCAAATACAGCGTAAGATGTTGAGTTGATTTGGTTGTAAAAACCAATCACATTATCTTTTTGTGTATTTGAGTCAGCAATATTAACTACATCACTTCTTTCCGGAGAAGCAAATACGATTGCGTCTTTTCGGTTTTCTGCGAGTGTAATTAGATTGTCAATATGTGTTTTATCTCCTGCACCTGCAATGATTAAACCGATATCAACTGTTTCTGAATCTGCAAATTTTTCATAAGCAGTTTTCTTTTGACCAGTTGTAGCAGCCGAACCATCAGAACCACTTTGTAAAGATACATTTGAAACAGCAGTTACATCCGTAAATGTTGTTCCAGAAGCCGCACTACCCCAGTTTGAACCTGAAGCGTTGTGGTCCATCCAGTAAATGTTACTAGATTGATTGTATATTACATTAGGATAATAATTATCAGAACCTTGTGGTGATTTTGCGTCTGAAGCTTTAGACAATGAGTTATAAACTTCTAAAACATCGCCTTTAGTTCCTGTTATTCCACCGTCTTCGTCTATAATTACTACATGAAGTTCATCATTAGAACCACCTCTTGCTGAAGCGTAAGGTGATGTTCCTGGTGCCTTGTTTACTAAATCATAATACTTCCATCTTCGTCTTACAGCTGCTCCGTTTGTCAAAGCGTTATGTAATCCAGAAGAGTCTGATACGCCAAAGTATGCTGGTTCTTCTTTTCTAACAATTGATAAGTCGTTTGTATTAACTGCTACAACTCTATACTCAAATTTGTCAGCAAAGTTTACTATGTCTCCTACAGAAATACCAACTCCAGATGTTACTGTAACGACAGTATCTCCAACAGCAGTTGAAGCGTCATTTACAGTTGTCTTTGAAGTTTCTTCATAAGCAGTAGCAGATGGACAAGTTGAAATTTGTAAATTATTTCCCCATGCGCCAGCTGTTCTAGCTGCCCACAATCCTACAGAAGCAGAACCGTCAGCATGATTATTTTGGTAATCAGTAGTATTCTTAACAACAAATGTACTACCACTTTCGGTAGCATTTGATACAGATGAATTCTGTACTCGGACAACCCTTAAAGAATTAGAGTATTGTAAAAAGTTAGCAGCTGAGAAAAAATCCTCAAAGTTTGTGCTATCTGGTTTACCAAATTTAGTTACTAATTCCTGTTCACTAGAAATTGATGTAACATCATCTAAAGGTCCTTTACTGAATTTACCAGCAAAAGCTCCGATTGATGTTGATACAGCAGGAATAATTCTAGTTAGGTCTTTTTCCTGTACGAGAACACCTGGTGATACTTGAAATGCCATTTTGGTTTTCTCCTTAATTAGCTAATTATTTTTAAATATTCAAATTTCGTATTATTCATACGCCCATATTCAAATTTCAACCTTACAGATATTTATAATAAACATAATCTACAACCCTTTACGCACTACGGGGTGCCACACATCTCCATACTCATCAACCTCTGTCTTTTCATGGTCTGGAGTACCATCATCTACGAAGCCAAAAGGCGCCATGTCTTGCTCAATTTGATGTTGTTGTTCTTCATACAACACTTTTCTAGCGTTTGTATCGGTCATCTCTTTAAAGAATGGTTGGTTTGCGAGCCATCCAAATATGACTAGACACATCATCAAATCGTCTGTACAACCCTCCTCTGCCATCCATGATTGACCACGCCTAACAAATGTTGACATCTCTTCAATTATGTTAAAATCATTTACTAATACTTTATCACTTTCTAATAATGATTTAATATTTGAACAACCTATTTTTTTAATTTGTTTGGTCATCTTTACACCAAATCCAGAACCTCTACCTGAAAATCCTGCACCTAATATTTGACCAGCTCTACCTCTTTGTGTTGTCATTAAAAGATTGTCATACTCTAATTCAAATTGTAATGCCTCTGCTATTTGTTGGCCTAAATCATTTACTTCAACTAATATATGAGCATGATTATATCCTTTACAAACTCTATCTATTGTATGTGGAAATAATAAAGGTTTAATATCGTTATCTCTAAACTTGGCGACAACTCTAAAAGGCATTTCTGTAACATCTATAATTACAAATGCTGAATAATCTTTTTGTACACCTCTCGCAACATCAACTGTACAAACATATGTTCTATCTTTTTGTGGTTGTTCATAAACATCTAAACATGCATTTGATTGAATAGGTTGTTTAAATGTCATGTTTTTAATTTTAGCAGGATTAATTAATGTGTTAACAGAACCTAAAAACTCACATTCAAACTCTTGTTGAAACTGCTCTGGTGAGGTGTTTCTAATTGTTCTTTCTTTCCACTCTTCATCTCTGCCAGGCACTTCCGACCAATGCACTTCAATAGGAACATAATCATTTCTTTTTTCTTGAGCGTCTGTCCATAATTTGTAAAACTGATTCATACCATAAGGTGTAGAAACAATTACCATTTTAGTTTTTTGTCCAGATGATATCGTAGGATAAACAGAGCTAAAAAACATTTCGGCAATATTAGCAGGTACGAAAGCAAATTCATCTAGGAAAATAATATTATATGAACCACCTCGGATAGCACTTGAAGATGTAGCAGCCGCCACTATTTGAGATTTATTTTCTAATTCAATATTACCTTTGTTCCAGTTTATAACACCTTGTTGTAACCACTTTGGTAAATTCTCATATGCTAATTGTACTCTACCTAAAATATCTCTAGCAGTAGATGACTTATTGGCAAGTATGGCAATGTTACTGTTTGGGTTAAATAAGGCGTAATGTAATAAGTAAGATACGGTAGTTGTTGACTTACCTGATTGTCTAGGTAGTTTACAAATTGTGAATCTATTATCATGTATAGTCCTTACAATATGTTTCTGAAAGTTGTACATCTTAAAAGGTACAAGACCTTCATCAAGAGAAACAATCCTTATGTATTTCTCCATAAAGTAAATGGGGTCTTTACCACACTTTTGATATTCTAAAATTTGTTCTTTAGTAAACTCAACTGGTGTGTTGACTTTTTTTAAATTTGGATTACCTAGATATGCGTCAGTCATTTAATACTATTGCCTCTATATGTGTATAGCCTAATTTGATAGCAGCCTGCACTCTTTGACTACCTCTATACACCGAATATTGTTTTTCTGCATAAGGTTTACCATTGACACCAAATCTAGGTTTTAAAGAATAACTATGTTGTCTAACTTCTATAGGATTTTGTAAATCTTCACCGTCTATTAGTTCCTTTAACGGCGTCATAGATTTTATATAGTGTATTTTAGATATTTCTACTATAAACTTATTCTTTAGTTTCTGCTTTGCCTTCAATAGTTTCATTTTCTTTTGCCTTATCAGCTGATGTTTCGGGTGTTTCTTTTCTTAACATCTTTTGCAATTCGTGGGTTGAACCTACAAATAATGCATTTTTTATATTAGTGTTGGCAGTTTTTGGCAACTCTTTTAAGTCTTTTAATTTTTTCTGTAAATCTTGTAACTTATCTGTAACTTGAGCAACTTGTCCGATTAATTGACCAGCAACCTCATAGGCTCTAGGGTGTTGTCCTTCTTTTGCAATATCTAATATACCATCTATTGCTTCTTGACCTTTTTCAATTAATTGATAATAGTTATCTCTACTAGTATCATAATCTTGGTCAACATGTGGTTTATCACCTACTGGCAAGTTATCTTTCTTAATTTCAGGTGGTGAAAAGTCTTTAACATCTATTGCGTCTTTCTTTTCTATGCCTAAAATATCGTTTACGCTGTCCTCTAGTTTAGTCAAAATCTGTCCTTACTATATGTTTTCTTAAAGCTCTAACCAATTCTTCAATTTTATCTATAACCGAAATCAAACTTTTATCTGTTATGAATTGTTGTCTGCCTCTTAATTTGTCGTACTCTTTTAACGGAATAGTAACCGTACTTTGTTCATTTTCATATGTTAAATCATGGTCATGTGTATCTCTATCAATTTCATCACTCATAAATCTCCTTTATTATGTATCAGTATCAGTTGATGTATTATATTTCTTACTATCATCAAAAAATGATATAGTAGTTGTAAAACCAAAATCATCATCAGCGTCAGCCGTTGTAGGTTTTGGTGTTACTGTTATCCTTTCTTCTCTCTTTGCTGTTGTAGTGTTAGTGTCGGAATATAAATCGTTTTGTACTTCTTTAATGACTTTATTATTGTTCATAGGTCCGTACAAGTAAGTTTTAGCAGTAAAATTTAAAGTATAAATTACTGCTCTTCTTTGAGTAAATGTTCCGTTGTAACTGTCTTCATAACTTATATCGTTTAACACGATAGGGATATCTCTCACAATATCCATTTCAGGAACAGCTTTCATAGTTACCGTATATTCTGGTTGAAACCATGGTAAAATTTGTTCTATAATCATAAGTCCGTTTTCAGCAGTTGCTGTAAAAGAATATAAAGAAAAATTAATGTTGTATGGTACAGGTGTATAGTTATAATATTGTACCTTACCTCCCTCGCCTTCTTTTACTTTTACAGTTTTGTTCATCTTATTTAATTTTCTATTAGCGTCATAAGATAAACCTGTTATTTCAAAACCTAATCTAGGTAGAGTTGTAGCAAATTGTCTGTTTTCTAAATTAGCTTGCTCATCTAATCTAACTAAAAATTTTTCTTTTGGTGCATATGCCAAAGGTACTCTAAATCTTTTAGTAATAGCACCAGAGCTATTTTTATTTTGTACAATAATATTATTAAATATTTGACCAAATGCAATGGTCAACTTTCTCATACCTTCGTTATAAAAATGAGTACCAAACATTATTCGTCAACCTCTCCAAATGGATTTCTTTCTGTAAAGTCTAATATGTCGTCTGTTAAATCGTTAGCAGTATCATAACCAGCAGCCTGATTTAGGTCTAAATTACCTGCATAAGGTGATTGTGTTGCCAAATTACTTGTTGCTACATAAGTTTCCATCATTAACAATGCTGGTTGACCTGTTGAGTAATCGTAATAATCTTCTAATACAATTGAACCTTCTCCTGTCAATGCAACTTGACCAGATTCTAAAGTAAATTTATGTTGTAAAGTATCTAGTGTAAATTTGTCTTCAGCTTGGTCTAGTAATTCTTGACCTGTATTAATTTGTTCATTTGCATATTCAAATTTAGTTACTCTTAATTTATATACTGGTAAGTTTCCTATTTGATAAAATGGTTCTTGGTCTTCTACGAATTGAATTTCAAAAAATGAATTCATTAAAGGCACAAAAATTAAATCGCCTTCATTTGGTCTACCAGTTGCTATTAAATTAGCAGTATTAGCTACATGCTCTTCAAATCTTCTTTTAGAAACTATTAGTGTTGTATCATCTCTAATTTCTAAACCAAATTTATTAATGATTTCGTTTTCGCCAGCAAATCCTTCATTAGTTTCAAAATACATTTCTATCAGATAAGAGTCGTCAAATCTGCTAGATGTATCTTCGCCTAATACTAAATCTCTATTAACAAGTGTTCTCGGCATATAATAAACATCTTGTCCAAAAATCTTTAGACTTTCTATTATTATATCTTCGTGTAATAGTTTTTCAGCTGCATTTCCAATGCCCTTACCGCCTTGAAAATAATGATTGATTGCCATAGGTTTATCCTATCATCATTGCTGGGTTTAATTCAAATGTGCTTCTTATTTCTGTTTCTAGTTTTTCAACATCTGTTAGCGCTTCTGAATATATTTGTCTTCCGTTTAAAGTAACCCCACCTATCATTGCAACACCATCAAATTTAGAAAGATTAGCGCCCCATTGTTTCTTAAACAAGGCCGTTACATATCTTTTTAAATATATGTCATTATAAACATCTGTATAAATTGTAGGGTCTAGTTTTCTATAACACTCTATAACTAGATATTCACCTACTGCTAAGTCATTTTTCCAATCCATATCAACATATAATCTATTATCGTGTTGATTAAATCTTAATGGTTTTTCACCTACTAAAATATGGTCTAAAAAATCTAGGTGTCTTAATACTATATCATAATTGATAATACTAGTTGATGAGAAATCATATAAGTCGTTTAATCTTAATTGATATCTAACATCAAATAAATTCATATTACTTTTATTTGAAAAAGGAAATATATTGATTACAGATATAACACTTTCAGGAACAACTATAAAGTTGTTTCCCTCTTTCCATGTTGTAGTTACAGAATTCTTTGTAATTGACTCACTTGAATCAGCCGTCATTCTTGTCTTGTCTGCGTCTGTATATTGGTATTTTAAAAATGTTCTACGAATACCGTCATAATGGTATTGAGCAAAGTATTGTAAAGCCTCGTCTATTCTATCTTCAAGTTGGTCATCATCTATATTAATCTCAATTACAGGCTTACCTAATGCTCGTAAAGCATATTGTTTTAAATTTTCTCTTGTTGCTGGTTCTGCCATAATTGTACCCTTTCGGTATATTTATAAGAATTATTTAATGATAGGAAAGAGATTATCGGAACAGAACAATTTAATATCTTCTTCAGGTAATCCAAGGGATTGCATAACTCTTGGTGTATGTGGATTCTTTTGTTGATGTTCACAATAGAAATTTTGTGCTTCTTTGACCTCTGATTCTTTACTATCCTCATGGAATTCTATTATTCTATCAAGATAAAAAGACAAATTATTCTCTACTAAAAGACATATATCATTTAACTCTTTTTCTTCTCTAATATTACCAGCGGCTATCATATGAGGACTAAAAATTTTTAATGCCCAATCAGGCAATTCTCTAGGTTTAGAAGGTTGATAACCCAATACTAAATCACCAAATGCATTTACCATAGGGTGGTCTTTTTTAAGTAACGGTGAGAAATCGTGAAATGCACCAGTAACTTTCTTTTGACCTGCGATAATGTCCCAACCGAAAATAGGACCACCATTTCCAAAAGCAGGAAAAATACAAACATGTTGCATCCATAATCCTTTTTCTTCTCTTACATCAACAACATCAACATGAGCTCGTCTTATGCCTTGACTACACCATGTTCTATTAGTCCATTTATCGTTGTTAAATCTTTCCATACCTGGTTCATTATATTCCTCTAAATAGAAATTTAATTTTTTTATTATAGCTTCACTATTTTTTATTAGTCTATCCCAAATCATTAGTCTTTACCTTCCATTTCTGTACCAATGTAAGGGTCTACCTTATTCATTTCTTCAAATAGTTTAGTCGCATTTTCAAAACAATAAATTGCCTCTGGTAATACTGAATGTTGATAAACATTCATGTAACTATTAATTGTTTCTTTAATAATTCTACCAAACTCAATGACTTCTTTATTTCTAAAAGTGTGATATCTACATGGTCCAGGTAGTTTCTTTTTCATCATTTGACCACCTTTTAAATCTCCCATATGTCTTACATAGATGTGAGCATATAGTTTTTCAGGATTATCTCTAATACCTTTTACATGTTCAATATATTCTTTTGTACTATCAAAGATAGGTGGCTTTTCTTCATCTTTCCATAAGGCATTAAAGTCATATAATAAATGTTCAGCTCTTTGAAGTCCTACGGTTGTTCTAAACAATGAATTTTCTTGAGCATATTTTTCTAAAGCTGCGTAGCATTGTAATTGATTATATAAAAACACAGCAAATAATTTCTCTGGTATTTCACCAGACATTAATACTTTTACAAATTGTTGTCTTTCAGCGTTCTTATGGTATTCCCATGTTAACTCTTTTATATCATACATAAAATAATGCTCCTGAAACTCCTATTACTAATATTGCCCAACCACTCAATAATTTACCATAGTAGGATAGTTTTGTTCCGAAATACATCTTACCTATTGTAACGCATTTATGCATTGGTGATAATATATATCCGGCAAAATCAACTGCAAAAAACCATGGTAGATATTCAATACCATATAAAGCAGTTAAAATAACTGTAACAGCACCAAATCTACTAGATGAACCTAACAGAAAAGCAGATACAAATGCTAATAATGAAATTGCACCAAAACCTAACATTGTATTAGGGTCAAATCCTGTGGCTGCCATAAAGTCATAGATATCGTTTGTACTTGTTCTAACTATATTTGCTATAGCAATAATTAAAGCAACCATACCTACAATTTTCCAATCAACATAACTTATTAATTTTTTAGGATTAAATGTTTGAGTAACTACCATGTAGTATAAAGTTAATGCACTAAAAGACCATAGAAAATTTACACCTGCAATAATAGAACCTATAGCAATAATATATGGAAAAACATATCTTGTTATTCTACTAACTTTAACTTTGCCTTTAGTATTTGTTAATTCTATATCTTCATCTTTAATTACAAAAATTAAATACCATAAAATGTATGCAATTGTAACTGCTAACAGAGGCCACATAATTCCTAAAAATGCACCATATGATAAACCAAAGGCTGCCATAGGAAGAATGACCGTCTTTTCTAAAGGCGACCAGAAATAATAATGGTGTGTTGACATAAAATCAATAGGTCCAAACTTCTCTCTTTTCTTTGGGTCTTTACTTGCTAATGTATCTAACAAACCTGCTGATACTGTAACTCTACCTTTTATAGGCATACAACCTGTTATGGCACTAAAGATTGCCACCACAGCTCTATTACTTTTTATATTTCTTTTTAAAAATGTAAACACATCACTAAAAAGGTTATTGTCTTTAATCATACCTGCAACCATCATCACAAAGATAATAAGAAACAAATATACTTGGCCTTTTAAAATTAATTCAATCATATTAAAAATAGTTAAAGTTTATATTAACTCTCCTAGGTTGGTTGGTGGTATTGGTACTACAATGTGGTTTAGAGGCGTCAAACAATAACATTCTATTTGCGACACTTTCTATTTTTGTACCGTCTTCTAATTTAGTATAACCATCACATGTATTAACACTAAACAAACCACCATTGTTAAAATAACTATAGTCTGTATGTTTTTCATGTTCAATTAGTTTATCATCTTTTAAGTAACTATTAACCTTTACTCTTATCAAAGATTTGATTTCTATTTTTTTAAAAACACACTTCATAATAGTTTCATAATGAGGTGAAATAGGCATAGTGTCTTCATATAACATATGAAGATAATAAGAAAAATTATCCGATTTATTTTTATCTAAACCTGTTTCTTTATAAGAGTCCATATAAAACCATGGAAAAGGTTCATTCATAATTAAATTGTGAATAAAAATAAAATCTTCTTTATCTAAAAAATCGTCTATTACTTTGTGCATGTTATAATCCTAAATTAAACGATATTGCTATTTTCTCGCCCTTTGGTTGTAATGTATTTCCATGTATCATATCTCCTCTAAAGAGAAACAAACTACCTGCCTTACAATCTAATTTTACATCTTTTGAATTGTATATATTAGGTGTTTTAATCTCAATATGATTAGGATAATAATATGATTGGTCATAAAAAGTTATTGTTGAATCTTTAGGTGCTTTTATATAATAAACACCCGATACTAAACAAAATCCATGGTGATGAGGAAATAAAAAATCATTCTCGTTACTAATATTAAACCACATCTCGTTATACTTACATCTATCAATATATGAATTACTATATTCTAGTTGTTCAATAAAACTCAATGCCTTTTTGTAAATAAAATCACTTAAAAATTTTATCTCTTCTTTTTCAAATAGTCTGGTATCTGTGTGAAATGTTGTATCCACATTTTGCGTGGCTGTTCTTTTAAAACCTTTTTGTTGTTTTAAAAAACCCTCTAAAAAATCCAGTTTATCTGAAAAGATATTTTCCATTAAAACTAGAGGTTTAGGAAATAAGTTTATAAGTTTTGCTTCATCCATGATTTATCTCAAAAATAATTAATATTAATATTCATTCTGGTTTTACTATCTGAACAAGAGGTACTACAATGTGGTACAGAGGGGTCAAAAAATATTATTCTATTTGCAACACTTGGTATTTTCTCTTCACCTATTTTAGTATAACCATCACAGGTATTTAGGCTGTATAAGGCACCCTTATGTTTAAATGGGTAGTCTGTATGTTCAGCATGTTCTTTTACTCCTAATCCTTGGTTCAAATAAAGATTACATTTAACTCTTATAAGAGCTTTAGGGTCTATCTTTTTTAATAATGGAAACATTAACTCAAAATATTTACTTTGATGTAATGATGTTTGATTATAAAATACATGACAAAGATAGAAAAAAATATCTTTATCTTTTTGTTCTAAAGTTATTTTATCTGCAAGGTGCCAATCAAAACCTTGGTCATTTATTACTTCTAAAATCTTTTTATAATCTTCTTCAGGAAGAAAATCATCTACAATAATTCTATTGTTACCAACATCACCCATATCCCATTTAGCCATTTTTTAAGTCCTCATAATTATCTGGATTTCTAATATACAATCTCTTACCATGAAAATCCTGTTTATAGTCTAATGTTTTAAATTTAATTTCTTGATATATGTCATTATGAACAAGCCATCTAGGCATTTTAGGTCCTTTAATGTCTAACAACCAAGCAAAAACATCTCTATTATTAGAAAAGTACCAATAGTATTCGTATTTAAATTGAGATTTTTTAAGATAACAATATCTCTTACCACCATCTCTTTTAAATTCATTAATAACTTCCCATTCAGCGTCATTAGCTAATCTAACAATATGTCGTAATCCGTTTTGTTCTTGCCATCTACTCATATTATCGGTATCCATCTAGTAAAATTTAAAGGGTCAATTTTATTTCGTTGTAAAAAATCAAATGCTATTGTAATTCTAGGTTCTTCTTTATTAGTCCATGGTGTAACTCTATGTAATAGACCAGCAGGGCTAAGTGTAATGTAACCATTTTTATTTACAATTGTGTCAACCAGGCCTTTATCATTTTTATATAAAGTTTTACTAGGTTCAGCATTTACTGATACATAACCATGCCATCTTCCGTCATTACCAACTTTTGGTCCATGTTTATGCCAATCTAAATATTCATCTTTATCATATACATTTACCCAACCTGCCATAGCATAGTCATAGTAATTAGATTCTTTTGTTTTAAAATACTGAATTACTAGATTATATAATTCTGCAAAACCAGGCATTTGACATAAGAATACATTGTAAGTTTCATATAATTGTGTGCTTAAACTACCTTTAGCAAATTTCATATAATCTTTATCCCATGTTTTAATCCAGTTAGAGTGTCTTTTACTAACTTCGTTTGCCAAGTTTATACAACTAGGTTTTAATATATTACAATTATCAGAATGAAATAGATGGTCGTGGTGTATCATGTTAAATTATCAGGTGATTACTATTTTCGGGGTCACCCATTTCTCCTTTAATAAATGTGTTAAATGATATTGTAACTCTGTCATTGTTACTCTCATTTTTATCAACATCATGTACCATAGATGAAGGAAATATAATCAATCGGCCAACTTCATTCATCACTCCAGCTTTTGTAGCTGTAAATGCGCTACTGCCTTTATCGCCATCATAAAAAGCAAAATTACCAAAAGATGTTCTATCATCATATCTATAAAAATATGTTGGACATTTATCACCACTTACATAATAGATACAACTAAAAATACTATTAGGGTGCATATGTGTATGATGATAAGAATGAGGTGGATTTGTATTCATCCAAGACTGTGTTATATAAAAACTTGTTTTATCACTAGCGCCTAATTGTTTGCCAAATGCTTTAACATTAAGTAAACACCAATTTTTAAAGTCTTTCATAGACTCATCTTCCATTATATCTTTTCTAGGAGTTATATAATTACCACCTTTATTTTTTATTGTTCCTAATGTTTTTAAATATTGTATTTGTTCTTCTTTTAAATTATATAAATTATCTGATTTATATACAGGTGTTGCGAATATAGCGTCTATCATTTAAAGTACCTCTTATATAATTCTTTCACCTTATTTCTAGTAGGTGAAAATGAGAAACTAGACCAATAAGGTTTTTTTTCTATCCATCTCATTTCTTTTGCATTTGCGTCCCGACACACCATATTTAATTTTTTGCCCCAAATAGGAACAATTTGCATTAATGGTGTGCCGGCTTTAATAAACCTTTCTCCCTCTTTTACATTCCAATAAAGTTGTACATTTAACTCTGAACTTAAAGCAGGTTCTAAAACACCAGACGAACTCTCCCAATCGTAATGGTCTGGATATGGCATTGGTAAAAATAAAAACTTTATTTCTGGTGGTGCAATAATATTATAAGGTGTATTAATCTTTACAATATTGTTTATACGACCTTCTCTTTTAGGAATAAACTTTGTAATCATATCGCCATGAGTATCAATAATATTCATCTTTGTTTGTTCCATTAAATCGCCACTTGCAACTCGCCAAGAAAAGCCTTCTTTAGTTTTATCTGTTTTTATATAAACATCATACCACGCTGATACATACCAACCAAATTTAAATAAGTCAAATATGCCAGGACATAAGGCTATATGATTGCCTTTTTCGTTTTGTTTATAATTTTTTTTGTAATCTTCTATTGCCTTTTTAGTCCAACTAGGTTTATAATCAGACATAGGTCTTATAGGAAACATGTCAGCTACACCTGGTACGGTGCTGACAAACTTGACATAATCTAAATCTTCCCAAAACTCTTGATAATTCCAACTCATTTATTTAATACAAATACTCCTAATCCATTCCAAAAATCATTAGGGTCTTCACCCTCTGTAAATATTTCTTCTTTAAATAATACTTTGTAACCTAATTTCTCTATTGACCTAAATGTGCCGTGTCTAACTTGCGACCAATTCCAGTCATCAATAATTAAACAGAAAGTATTATCAATCTTACTATTATATTTAGTCAAGAAGGAATAGTGAGCTTCCACGGTGTGTTCGCCATCATAGAGTACAACATTTGATTTTACAGGTATCTTGCTTAGAGAATTTTCCGAGTCCGAGTCCACGATAGTAATAGATTTACCACCAGTATATGGTCTAATATTTTTTAAGAATACTTGTTTAGTATCATCTGTTTCTGCCTTAATGTCTATATCTCTCATTGGTACATTATGCGTATCTGACCAATTATCAACAGCGTTTGCAATTATATTATTACCCTCTAAAGCAGAGGCAAACATAGCACCTTGATATACACCTACTTCCAAATAAGTTGTATCTGGCATTTCACACATATTATTAATAAAGTGTTTTACTTTGTGAGATGTTAGACCAGGCAAGTCTAATACTGTTTGAGATAGTTTTGACTCTTCTCTTCTTGATTTATCTAACGCATTTTTAACGGCGTCAAGCATTACCTTTTGATTATTTTTCATTGTTATTAAATCACACACATTACAATCCCAACAATTAAACTTACAATTTCTTATTGTAGTTTTCCAGACATCAATCCTTTTTTGTGCAAATTGATTATCTTTTATAAAGTTTTCAAAATCAGTATATAGTATTTCATCATTATTGTCAAACTTTTGTATAATCTTCATAGTTTCAAATAAACGACCAACATCTTCACGACCATGCATTTTTACCACATCTATGTAACCTAACAATCTATCCCACTCATCTCTAAATGGTGGAAAATTTGCTATTCGCCAATGATATGCTGGGTCTTGTTCGTCCCATTTAGGACATGAGAAGTAACTTATTGGTGTTTTAAAGTATGTTGGTTGATTGCCTTTGCTTCTTGTATTGTTATATAAAAAGTGTTCATCTTGAACAGGACAATTTCCGTAACAACCCTCATTTGCAAGTAAACTATACTTGACATCAACACCAAGTTTATCTTTACAATACTTTTTTACATCTTGCATACGCTTTAAAGTATCTTCATCTCTCATCAAATCTCTATCAAAGTTTATGTAATGAAAACCAGCCTCTACACACTTAACAACTTCGTTTGGTCTTTGTACATTTCTTAATATAGTATTCTTAATCATCACATCTGGATATGCCTTTTGAAAACGGCCTGATAACATCCAAAGAGTGTGTGGTATTGTAACTATACGGACTCCCTTATCGTATAGTAATTTAAAATTTTTTATGAATAAATCTAAATTTTCGTCTGTAGGTGGTACTTCTATATTATTAAAAGTAGCAGACAAAGGAATGCCTGTAACCTTTGGTATGATAAAGGCATTTTCGTTGATTAAATTGTATTGAGTTTCGTTAAAGACATCTCCCATTGCGTCTTGTATAAAGGGAGGTATTCTACTTGTAAAATAAACATCATAGATTAAATGTTTATATCTTTTAAGAAAATTTAAAAAAGAATCAAACTGTTGTGGTGTTAATTTGGGATTGAGTGGTACACTAAACATAACATAACTAAATTTGCCGGGAGGAACGGCAACCTTTTACTTAAAAAGTAATTTTTGTAGGAGGAGCGCCTATACTACCGTCTTCAGCTGCTTGTTCCGTACTAACAGTTATAGCTAATTTATTATGTCTCCACAAATGTGCTTTAGCTATAGTGTCTAATGCGTCAACTTCATCCTCTAATTTTTTTTGTTCGGCTAATTTTGTAGCAATAGCAGAATTATATGCTGTAACTTTAGAATTAATTTTTCCAACTAAATCTGAAACTGAAATACCTCTAGCAGTTGCCATTGTTGTTAACATTGGTGTACTTGCTGAATTATCGGCTGTCCATGCAGCTGCTTCATCTTTTTGTTGTTCAAATGATAACTGTTCTAAATCACCTACTCTAGCACTTACGATATCTTTTGCTTTATCGTTAAATCTATCTCTAATATATTTTTTAAAAACTAAATGATTAAAAGTAAGACCTGAAGCAATTTCATCAGCAGTCATATCGTGTCTTACACTTGATGGAGCGTTAGGGTCTGTATCGGACAATATTACAGGAAAATCATCTGAAATAGCGTCACCTGATTTTAATTTTACATATCCTCTATATGCGTCTGCAAAGATAGAAGATTTTGCTTCCGCTGCTGTTATAATTTCTGCGCCGATTGAATCTAAATCCAATCTCATATCTTGGTATTCGTCTGCAATTCTATAAACACCATATGCGCCATAAGTTGTATATGCTTCTAACCAACCTTTGCCTGAAGCGTCTTGGTTTTTTACTAATACATGTATGTTAGCCATTTGAATTGTCCTTTAAGTCTTTATACTTATTATTTATAAGAGCATTACTCTCATCTACATTATTTTCTTGCATATTTTCTAGCATGTTTTCTGCTAAAAAATCGTCTGTAATACCAATATGTCCCATTTTTTCTTTAGTATCTGGATCCACATAACCTATTTTCATATCATTTATTGCCTTGTCAGTTAATAATCCCATACCTGTGCCTACTCTTGCTGTATAATTACTTGTCAATTGTAGTGTTTCTTTTATCTCTTTTGGTCCTAACATTGCAATAGCATCCATATTACCAGTACCTATTCTACCATAGGCCAACATTTCCATACTCGCTTGTTTAGCTAATCTTGTAATCCAATGTTGTTTTTCTAATTCTTCTTCTAACTCTTTATTACCAAAAACATCCATCAACTTTGTGCCATTTGGTAAAGTACCTTGAGGACCTTCACATAACTCTCTAATCAATTCTAGTATTGAGTCTTTTTCTCTTAATGCAACAATAAGAGAATCTTCGTGTCTTTTTTTATCTTTTACAATATTTAATAAGTCTATTTCAATATATTGTTTTTCAATATCATTTGTAGATTGAGCAAGCTTTTCTCTCTCAACCATTTCTTCTAATTCTTTTCTTTTAATTTCCCATTGAATATGTAAATAAGAATCTTGTCTTATTTTTAATTCTAAAAACAATTGTTTTAGTTTGTGAAAGGGTGTAATTAGTGAACCACCAACAAAGTATTTTAATTTAAATTTAGGTACTCCGCCGTCAACTTTGTGGTTAGCAAATTCAATTAAATCGGTATCAGTCATATTTTCTAGGACTACACCATCATCTTTTTTATTCATTTCATTCTCCATTTATACTATAGTATAATATATTTATCTATGTTCTCCAGCCGCAATGTCCTGAAGATTGACCAGCGTTTGCTGTAGGTTGTAAACCACTATGGTCTGTTCTTGTATCTGTATGATAATATTGTTGCCATGTTCCGTTATTTTGAGAACCATCAAAATTACCAAGCATGTAACCCCAATCTTGTCCTAGTGTAAAGTTTTCTTCTCCACAATTTGCACGATATTTTGAAAAAGTACCTGTGTTACTATCGTTAGTTAAATTCCATCTTCGTAAGTTATATCCACCATTGTAAGTACCTTCATTACCACAATAACCTAATCTAATTTTAGTTGGCATACCTTTTTGTTGTCCGTGAGCAGACCAATGAGTTGTACCTGAAGTAGAAAAAGTTTGGTGATTTACTTTGAAACCACTACCATCTCCCCAATGATACCCTTGGTCTTTATCAGAAAATGCCGAGTTGGTACTACCACCACCTCTTATGTCACCAGAATTATCTGATTGTCTTGCCTCTGTAGCAAGATTAAATACTTCCATATTACTTCTATCACCACCACCATGAAATGATAAAAATGTTTCTTTGAATGATGTACCTGAGTCGTTTCTATCACTATAGGTATTAAATGTACTATTATGTGATTTACTTGTTTCGGTGTACATGTGAAAACCAGATGTTCTGGAACTAGGTGTAAAATGACTATTATCTGACGGTGTTGACCATAAGAAAAAAGTAGTATCACTACAAGCGCCAGAAATATAAGAACCTGGGTGGTCCATTTGAATACCTAAATTTGTAGTTTGGTGTGTAGCACAATTTGTTCTATGAATTTGTCTCCAAGGTGAGCCGTTTCTATAACCACCACCTGTGTAAGCGACATTAATTATCTGTCTAAATTTCCATTGAGCAGCTCTTGATGTTGAATCTCTGTAACCTTGACTGTTTGCACCACCATAACCGGATGTTCCTACATAGCCACCTGCTTGCATTAATGTAGAAATTTCGTTACCTGTAAAAAAAGGAGTAAAATAAGGATATTTACCTTGATTGTATCTATTGTCGCCGTAAATTCTTAATGCGTTTGCACCTCTACTACTAATGCTGACATCTTCACCAACGACACCACCACCAAAAATTTCACTATTTCCATTAACTGTACCACTACCAAAAGTTGGATGATTAACTGTACCAGACCCGCCACCTGAAGCCAGGTCTCTGTAAGTAGAATTGAAAACACCACGCATAACTTGGTCCATGGTACGAATACCATAGTTTCTCGCATATGAATCGTCATATGTGTTTGCTCTGTTAGATGTACTGCTTCCGGAAGGACCAGCGTCATGTATAGTTTCTGTAGTACCTATTTCAGAATTATTTTGCCGTCTTCCGAGCCTTCTACCTATAATTGGTCCAGACATTTAATTTCCTTATCTATTAACTAATTTCTTCGTAAGAAATCACATAGTCTAATCTACTATTAGTAGCTGCACCACCTCTAACGGAATCACCTTCTTCAAGATAGAATGATGAGTTTTTATCTGTTACGATAACAACCGTATTTGCTGGGCAGTTAACATTGTAAGCTATAAACCTGTCAGTTGAACCGTTATAAAAACTAAATCTGAATGTTGTATCTGTTCCAGCTTTGTTGGTACATACAAGAGAATTTATTTTGTATATTTTACCAGAAGCGGCTGAGTTAGTTACAAGAGAAGTAGTATAAGTGGTGTTCAATTCACCAGAGTCAGTCTTACCATTAATAGTTGCGACACTTACTATATTTGGATTTGCCATTTTTTATCCTCTTTTCCTTTTCTTAATTTATTTATCCAAAGACGATTGACATTGCAATCGCTTTACCAGTTGAGAACGAATTAGCAAGTACAAATGTTCTTACCGCCTGTTCTGTTGGTACTGCAACATCTGAATTACCTGATAGGGTTCCATCTGTTGAGAACTCGTTAATTGTGGCACCGATTTGGGCACCAATAGAACCAAGTTGTAACTCGGTCAATCCTGAAAGGTCAAAGGCGTCTGCGTTTAGTGTTGCAACACCTGTTGACTGCTCAACTCTAAATAAATCACCAACTCTAAAGTCACCATCTTGGTCAGTAGAAGTCCAATAAACTCTACCACCGTTTAGCTCAGTAACCTCTCTACCTTGGTCTGCAAGCTGAGAAGGTACATTTGGATAATTCGTTGAAGTTAAGTCACCTGTTCCTATATCTAGGAAGTCGTGACCAGTTAATCTTATATTTGAGAAATTAGCAGTAATAGTTATAGCCGCATTATCAGCTACAGCTACTGTTTTCTCTGGAGTTAATCTTATAGTAGCTCTTTGGTTTGTTGTATCTTCATCTGTAACCGCCGTAACTGCATATATCGTACTATCTCCAGCAAATTTAATATTTCTACCTGGTACAATTTTACCTGCTGTGCCTAATGTACCATCACTTGAATCAACTCTGAATAATTTACCAATTTGGCCTTGGTTAGCAGCCACACTATCACCAAATCCTGATGTTAAAGCGTTAGTAAAGAATGTTGAGTCAGTATTCTCAATTTGTATTGTTTCGTTTTGTGAGAAGTTACCGACAGGAGTATCTATTTGAATAAATTTTTTATCTGCAACATGCCCAATAACAGTAGCATAAGCGTTAGATGTTTGACCTCTTACTACATCTCCAATATCTATTGTTTGACCTGAAGTTAAGTTAGTAGAGTATTGTAACATCTGTCCTCTTGCTGTTACTGCTACAACTGTTTCATCTGGATCCGTACCATCTGCATAGGCACCATATTCTCCGTATGCCATTGATGAGTTAAGAGCTCTAATGAAACCACCTGATTCTGCAAAGAAAGCTTTGTCATTGTAATATGTAAATACTGATACTAATTCTGCACGACCTCTATTCAATACATGGACACCTCGTCCATCATTAATTATTTGCGTAAAGTCATTTGCAAGAATTGATTTGTTACCACTTGCTTGAACATCACCATCAATTTTAATACCTGTTACAACTGCTGAAGTATGGACATTTGTACAGTTTTGAATATAAGGTGAAGCACTTGAAATTGCACCACTTGGGTCTAATGACATAATTACTGCGCCGTTAGAACCACCTTTAAATGAGAAGTTTCTAATGTTCGTTGCGTTATTTAAATGGAAGAAGTTACAAGATGAGTTAGCTTGTTGAGTTGCAACTGTTATTTCGTAAGCAGCTGACGGACTTCCCATTGTGTTAGTAGCAAATTGTAATACTTGATTTACTCTGTAATTGTGACCACCATGATATAATGTAACACTTGGGTTTGATGAACCGTCTGTAGTTACATCAAATATTGCACCTGACCCTAATTTAGGATAAGTTTTTTCACCTGTAGCACATGAGTATTTAATATCTTTTAAACCAACTGTATCACTCGCTGATAATCCGTGAGCAGAAGCAGTTGTAATTGTTACAACACCAGTTGTTCCGTTATAAGGAGCATTTGTAATGTTGATTGCTGTTCCGTCTGTTTTAACAATTTGACCACCACTTACATAAGTGTGTGCAATAGGACTTACTCCTAATGATACTGTTAAAGTCGTAGCGTCTGGAGCAGAAGCAACTGTATAGTTTTGATATAGTGTTGTTGGTTTTAATCTGTTAAATGTTCCTGGAGTACCACCTGTACCACCTGTTTTATGTGATACTGTAGCAATCTCACGACCTTTGAAGTTACCTGTATCATTTTGGAAAGGTTTAACTACACAACCTCTTAATGAAGCACCTTCTAATGTCGCTTTATTTGGAACAATAATAGGGAATATTTCTTGATATTGGCCTTGATGAACAAATACTTTATCACCTTCAGAAATATTTTCTACTTTAAATGTAATGTCAGCTGTTGAAGTACCTACATTTGCTTTTGCAATTGTAATTGTATTACCTTTTGCAAAACCTGTACCTGAATTTACAATAGTAATTTGAGGTGTAGATGAACCGTCAGTTGTAACATTAAAAGTTGCAAGCGAACCTGAACCACCTGTTCCTGAAACATTATTAAATGTTCCTGGTGTTCCGCCAGTACCACCTGCTATTGTATCTATTTGTGTAATACCATTTGAATTACATAATTCTAATGCGTGTCTAATTGTTGCTAAAGGTAAATCTTCAGAACCTGGATTTTCATCATTACCATTTGGAGCAACATGATAAGTATTGTTTATATTTACTTCAGAATAAACTAAATCTGTTCCTGTTGAAACTAATCTTGCACCTTTTGGTCCTAATGGAAATCTTTCAGGTATTGAAACACCTTGTTTAACTAGGTCGCCTCTTTGAGTAAATACACCTGAAGCGTCACCTTTGTTATATAATTCCCATACTGCGTTTGAAGCTAAATTTGTGGGACTTGTTCCGTTGGCAGCTCTATCTACTTTTGCTCTGTAAGATGAATTTAAGAAAATTACTACTTCACCAATTTTATATGCTGTTCCTGTTGCGAAATCACCTTGTAGTGATATACCTTCAACAAGTAAATCGTAGTATGTGGTGTTAGTTGGCAGATACGCACCAGCACTATGACCTACTTTACAAACATATGTATTACCACCGTACTGGACAACTTCACCAGTTTTGTAAGCAGTACCAGACGAGTAAACGCCTTTCATACTGAAACCTGTAGTAATTACTTCCCAATCTGCACCTGAATCTATCGGTGTTTGACCTATATTGGCTCTTTCTGCAACATATTGGTATCCACCATATGTTACAATATCACCTTTTTGATAATTTGTACCACTTGCCCATGAATCCTCAAATTCAAGACCTGGTAAAAACTCTGCGAATTTTGTTGTATCTAAAACTGCTGAACTTGAAGTATGAGCAGTTGTACATCTCCATAAACTAGGACCATATTTTACTATGTCATCTACTTTATAGAATGTTGCGTTTGCGTAATCGGTCTTGTAGTCAATACCACCGACCATTTTTTGCCATTTTGTTGGGTTGGCTGATAAATCTGTTTCAAAAGCTGAAGATGAGGTATGGTTTACTACTGCTATAAAAGCATTTCCACCGTATTTGACAACATCATCTGCGAGGTAGGCAGTTGAACCTGACCAATCGCCTTTCCATACAAATTTTATTCTCCCTAATACGAAATCTGCCATTTGTTATCCTAATTAAGTTGTATAATTCCTTGTGTTGCCAGTTGACCCCACATTATAAGTAAAATCTGAAAAGTATCTTGCTACCAAAAAACCGTCAGAGTTTACAAAGTAAGTTAGTTTTACATTATCAAATCTTGCACCGTCATATGCTCTAGTACCAGGCGTTCTACCATCACTTAATTGTGTAGTATTATCACTTCTATGTGTAGCATTCGCCGTACCAGCATTGACATCATCAATACCGTTATAAGGTATTCCAAAATCTGCTAAACTTACACTAGCGCTTGGGTCGTTAATGTATGTCTTTGTGTAAGTTAAGTTGCCTTCGTTAGTAGTACCGACATTTCTATCTACTTTCAGACCATGGAATGCTGATTCATCTGAACTAAAGATTCCTGTTCCTGTACTCTTTGCTACTAAATATGACACTTAAACTTACTCCTTAACATATATTTATAATAGTTTATTATGTAACTTCCAAAATAGCTGCAACTGCCTCAATATCTGGTGTTGATGAGTCAGGATTTAATTCTGCGACTATTCTTAATATATCATTACTTTCCATATTAATAGGTTTATCAATCATTAATGTATTTTCTGGTTCAATTTTTAATGACTTACCTATATGAAAAAATGTAGAACCACCGTCAGTTGTTACCTTGACATCTACATTTCCGTAATTTGTTTTACTCTTATTAGAGATGAATAATGCGTGTATAACGGCAGAGGCACTACCAGGAACCGTGTATAAATTAGCAGCTGAACTATCAACTACACCAACTGATTTACCTGCGTTTTTAAATGCACTAGCCATGATTAACTACCAAAGACAATAGCAAATGCTAAAGCGTCTCCCTCTGTAGCCAAAGCACCTGAAGCGTTTGGCAATGTTAATGTTCTATCAGCAGTTGGTTCTGTAGCAGTTAAAAATGTTTCATATGCGTTTTCTAAAGCACCTTCAAACACTAATCTTGAACCGTTTAGAATGATATCTTGGTTTGTGATATTACCATTTGAAGTAACATCATTCAAGATAACCGAACCAGCACCACCAACTTCTTTTACCGTACCGCCTGTTGTTTTAGTAAAAAATTTACCGTCAGCGATATTAAGAGCTAATTCACCTGCTTGTAAATCACTAGCAGATGGTATAGATAATGCTGTTTCACTTCTTTTTAATTTTATTACAGCTGCCATTATTTAATCTTCTTTTTAATTTGTTTTATTAGTTTATCTTTTGTTAGTCGTCTATCTAATTCAACACCAACTTTTCTTCCTAATCTTTCTAATTCTTTTTTAGTTTTCTTTTCTAAACCTTTTACATCAATCTCATCTTTCTTTTTTAAGACTAATGGTTTCATATAAGGTTTTACAATCCAACTTTTAATTTTTTTCCAAATATGCATTAATAGGATCCTCCGTCAATACCTGTAACAGTTACATCTCCACTTGTTACAGTAAAATTATCTGAAGCAAATTTAGCCACACCAATGTTTGATGTACTTGCTAATTCACCTTCAATTCTTAAAGTGTTACCACTTGCTACAGTATTAATACCTTCGCCTGTAATAAACTCCATAGGATTTCCTATCTCAACTGTTCCTTGAGTTGAACTTTCGTCTGCGAATATAAAGTTTTCAATTTTTGCTCCGTCAATGCTTCCCGCCAACATTGAATTTGTAATACCTAATGCTTTAACTCTTAATGCGTCTGAATTGACCTCAATAGATGAATCGTCAACCTCTGTATTTAAAGTATTTCCTGTTTTTGATAAAGCTGCACCAGCTACTACTTGCCCAGCACCACTAAATTGTGCTACATCCAAAGCGGTCGTTCCGAAAGTAGGATTGCCTGTGTGAGTGAAAACATATCCGTTATCACCATTTGCCGTACCTTCTTCTACGAATACGAAAGCGCCACCTGATAATTCGGCAGGTTGGTCTTCCGGAGTTGCTCTCGTTAATACCCAATTTGCTGAACCTGAACCTATAGTTGTTACAACATAGATACCGTTTTGAGCGGCTGTTGTTTGGTCCTTAACTAGAACTCTATCACTTGCTGATAAAGTTACTCCGTCAATTGCAATTGCAGCTTGAGAGCCTGAATTGGTTAATGTAGCACCTACACCGGCTGTGCCGTTATTGTAGGTTGCTGATAAGTTGGCCGTTGTTGCAACTCTTGTTGATGGTTTAGTATCTAAACCTTGAGCAACTTGGTCAACATATGCCTTGTTAGCTAATGATTGTGTTGTAAATCCTGCTCTATCTTCGTAACCTGAAGGAACTATTACCGTGCCTGTGCCGTGTGGCGATAAATTTATATCCTTGTTACTAGCAGTTGTTGAGATTGTTTGAGCATTAATAGTAATATCATCAACAACTAAAGAAGTTAATCCTGCGATATCAGTTGTAGTTGCGCCTAATGTTAATACTGAAGAACCTAATGTAGTTGTAGGATTTGCTAGATTAGCATTTGAGATAGCTGCACTACCTGATAAGTTTGCATTTGTTAAAGATGTTGCCGTTACAGTTACAGTATTGTCTGTTACTGTTTGAACTAAACCAGCACCACCAGCAAATGTTAAAGTTTCAGAGGTATTGTAAGTATCTGTACCTACATCACCTGCTAAATCTATGAATTGGTTTACAGTAGCGAAATCTAAATTTCCACCACCATCTGTTTTTAAAAATTGGCCTGCTGAACCATCTCCACCTGGAAGTGTGAAAGTTACAGTATTTGCCATTGCGTTAGGAGCTTTTAGTCCTACGAAATTTGTACCGTTGTTTGTGCCTTCGTTGATTTTGATTGTACCGCCGGCACTTGCATTGTTACCGACAATCAACTCGTCTATTGCTTTGTTTGAATCTACTAGAATTGCTGAACCAGCTGTTAGTGTTCCTGCGACATGGTCTAATAACGCCGTAAAATATTTACCACCGATAATATCTATACTATTTGCGTCACCATTACCATCAACACCACCTGTTCCTAGATATAATCTATCTCCGCCGTTACCTTGGGTTCCTGAACCGTAAGTATAGGCAGCTTCAGCAAGTTTCAGCGTACTCGGTGATGTAGTACCTGAACTTCTTTTTATTTGAATTATTGTTGCCATTTATTAAAAACTCCCACAATTAAATAACAGCGTACCAGTTGATGTTATAATTTCTGTTCTTGTAACAAATTTACCATCACTTGACCTATACTGTAATAAAGCACCATCATCTAAAGTAGTTGTATCAACATCACCTAATAGTTTCAACTGTAAAGCACTATTAGAAGCTGCTTGAGCTGAGGGCAATGTTACTGATACTTTTTCTGGTCCCGCTGATGTATTAACATTTATTTTTGCTGTAATATCAGGCATTCTGCTCTCCCTCTCGTATATTTATAAGATTTATGTCGTTACATTGGGTCTGACATTTACAACACCCTCAATAACCCTTGTAACATTTCCAGTACCAGTCTGTTCAATTTCTAAATCATAGACATATCTACCGTCATCTAAAGCTGTGGTCTGCGTGGCTGTAAGTGTCAATGCGACAACACCAGTTGTTGCGTCCCCAGCAATAGTACAAGTAAAATTGGTTCTTGTTCTAGTTGAGCTATAACCTTTTGCCATTTTAGCTCTTGCTGTATAACCTGTGAGGTTAAATGCGTTTCCGTTAGCGTCTTTAACGGTAACATCTGAACTAAATGTAGCACCTTGGTCTATTGTTAAGTTTGCAATGGCAGCCATCTATTTTGTCTTAATCTCTTTTTTTGCTTCTTCTTTAAGTAAATCTACTATTTTTTTATTAAAGTGTTCAGTTAATACTTCAATCTTTTCTAACTCTAATGTCAATCTAGTTTTGTTAACTTGTAATTCCTGCCTAGAGGTAATATAATTTCTCAATTCAGGACTAAATTTGGAATCGTCATATTCGGTTCCGTCAATTATTATAGCCATAAAAAATACTCCTTTTAATACTATTTATACACGATAAATAGATATATGGACATTAAAGTTGATTTAGATAAACACAAAAAAGTGAATTTAAACATCAAAGAAATCTTGACCAATAGATTTACAGCAAAATGGTGGTCGGATAAAAAGGTTGAAGATGAAAAATTACAATATGTTTTAGATTGTGCCTATTTAGCACCATCTAAAAGGAGTGAATATGATTATGAAATATTAGTATTAGGTGATTCTCCAAAAGCAAAAGAAATTAAAGATTGGTTATATTGGGAAAACAGTTGGTGTTATAAAGGTGAAAGAGCACCTGAAGGTGTTGACGGTACTCCTGATAGAAGATATAACGGCCAATGTCAAGCACCTATAGTTTTAGTTTGGCATGGTATTATGGATAAAGTTTCTTATAACAGATTTACACCAAGAATAGATGAACCTGATTTATGTAGAGATATGGCAATCTCTACTTCAATAGCTATGATGGCAGCTGAAGAAGTAGGTTTACATACAGGTTTACAAAGTTGTTTTGAAGAAGATGAATTAGGTAAAAGATTAGGCAAAAAAGGATTTTCTTATATGCTTTTAGGTTTAGGTCATATTGATAAGTATGACCACAAAACTATTTTTCCAGACCATGGTCATTTTCCAGGAAGATTTGTTTATAAAGATGGTAAACATATGGGTTTTGATTTTGGTAATAATCCTGCTTATGATAAAGAAGTGAATATCAGTAGAAGAGGCAAGAAGACAAAAGAAGACATCATTAAGTTTATATAAATAGAATTAGGAGTATTATATAATGTCAGATAATGTAATTGTAAAACCAGGTGTAAGTGGTCAATCAGTCCAATACGATACATCAAAAGTAAAATTAGAAACTGTAGCAGACGAACTTGCTTTATTAAGTTTAGGTGATTGGGAAGGCCTTAAAGTTAAAGTCAATTCCGGTCAGTACAGAAAAGAAATTAAAGAATTAGAAAACGAATGGGTAGATTATCTACCTAGAACCGATAAAGTTAATAATAGAAAAGCTTTATCATTAATGAATCTTCCAGGTAAAACTCATAAAGATAATCCTAGTTTAGCACAGGCATGTGTTGAAGCTGATAGATATATTAATGAAGCAGAGTTTAATACACCAACTCTAGCATATGAAAAGTTACCTAGTTTACATCCTTTATTAGAATTATTTCCAACTTTAGGTAGAACATTTTTAGTTAAGTGTGGTGTTGGTGGATATTTTACACCTCATAGAGACCACCCATTTATGCCTAGAGATTCATTTAGAGTAGCAGTATTCTTACAAGATTGTCAACCAATGCAATTTGATTGGATACATGGTAATGAAAAAATGATGATTGAAGAAGGTAGACCATATTATGTTAATACAAAAAAAGTACATAGAACTATGAGTTGGGCAAAAAATAGTACACACTTAATTATTAATGTACCTTTTACATCTGAAAATGTACAAACATTGATTGCAAATTTACAACATGCTCACTAGACCTCAAGAAGACAAAGACATAATATTAAACAATTTAGAAGATACATATTACATAGAAAACTTTGTATCTAAAGATGATATAAACGAGTTATGTGATATTTTTGATAATTCTTCTAATAAAGTTTATAAAGAAACAGGACCTGTAACTTCTACAATAAAAGATTTTAAAATACCTGTTATGAGAAAAATAACAGATAAAATTTATAATCTATATCCTAATAGTGAGATTTACCATGGTATGTTTTTCAATGTAAACTACCCCCATATTATACACAATGATGATAATAGAGATTGGCCTATAATTTATAAAGCATTTAATATACCTTTAAAATATGATGGTGATGAAATGCCTTATTTGTGTTTCTTTGACCAAGTTTATCTTGACGGACCTAGTAAATTTTTTAATGGTGAAACAGATATGAAAACACATTATAATACATGTGTCTATGACTACAAAGATGTATTAGGTAAAAATGATGAAGGTATAGAAAGTCATATCAAAGAAAAATATCTCACACATTTAAAAGATGAATGGTTAAAAGGTTTAAGTTTTAATTCAGCACATCATTGGAAACCAGGCAATACTATTGTATTTGATTCTTGTAGATTACATTGTGCTAGCGATTTTAGAACTAATGTAAAAAGTAAATTAGGTATTAGTATATTTACGAAAGTGAGAGTAAATCCTCGGTACCATCCAAAGTAAACATTAAAGCAATTCTAGGTGTTTTACTCATATTAACTACTGCATGTTGGTAACCAATATTTAAGAAATTAGCAGTACCATCTTTTAAAATATAAGCTTCCATTTCATTATTTCTTTTAAATAAATTTACAACATTATCACTACCATATATTGGTACGATACATCTTACTCCGTAGTTTACATCATAATCAACATGAAAAGGTATCATTTTACCAGGTGCTAATTTAGTTATTCTAACTCTACTAGCAGGTGCCTTACATTGAGTTACAATCTCCTCAAAATAACTGCCTGTATAATCTTCCGTAGGAACTTTATATAAATGTTCTTCTCTTCTTTTTAGTCTTTCTTTAATGCTTGTAGTATGTGGTAATACTTCACTAGGCGTTGTTAAATTAATTTGTTCAAAATTATCGTAAACACTTTTTACTAATTCAGCGTGATTATCGCATAATCCAGGATTTGCTGATTCTACATCTAAAAACTTATCAGCTAACTTATCAGTTTCTTTTCTTAATTTAATTAAGTTAATTGTAATAGGTAATGTAGCTACAGTAGGTAGTGTGTGTTTATTCATTAATTTTGCCATCATGTTTCCTTTCAACTATAAATTCAGATTCAGGCCGCCAATCATAATCTCCTTGAAGTCTAATACTATAAACATATTGTAAAGTGTTATTAGTTTTAAACAAGAAATTCTTTTCTAATTGTAAACTATTGTACCATTCTCCTTTTGTATGTTCTTTAAAACTAGGTACAGTCATAACTTTTCTTCGTTGATATAATTTATTTATAGTAATATTATTAATATCATGTGTAATATAAAGTATCTTATATCCTTTCTCTCTCGCCCATTTGATTTGATGTTCTCCCATAATCAAACCACAATGGCTAAATCTATAGCCGTCTAGTATATGGTATCTACAAACTCTAACTGCAATGTCGGGGTCATTTGTATAATGTGATTTTTCAGCAGCTGATATTGATATCAATTTATCATACTTATTTAATTTTTCTCTAACTTTATTATTAGGTTTTAAATATGTTTCCCACTCTTCAACATATTTGTAACACATCCATGTTTCTATATTAGGGTCTTCGGGGTCGTACTTATCATAACTTAAACTATTGTTGCCTTCTTTAAAAGTTTGTTTTCTAAAAACTTCTATATTCGGCCAATGAATATTTGGATTATCTGAATATTTTTTTACTTCCATTTTTCTAACCAGTTTTTATAAGATGATAACATTTCATCTTTACTCTTCCATTGTTTAGTTTCTTGTTTCTCAATAGTTACTAAATTACTTTTAAAACTATCTATATAATCAATTTCATTTCTTATAAAACCAATATTATCTTTATATAGATTATCCCAGCAATCATTTTTTACAATACTTTTTACAACATGACCACCCATTTTTTCTAATAGATGTTTAGTCATATCAAAGTGTCTACCTCCTGCCTTTTTTGAAGGTGTAAATGTAATTAGTATTATAGGTTTATATGAAAAACCATATGATGTGCCTAGATTATTATTCATGTTTGATTTTACAACTAACCAATCCATAGCATTTTTAAATACTGCTGAATAATGACCTGTATGTTCAGGCACAGCAAAAACAAAAACATCTGTATCATGTAAATCTTTATCAAACTCTTTTATACCTTCATCAACTTTACCATCTACATCATTTGTATCAAGTAACTTCATGTTATAATCATTCATTGATTTACATACATGAAAGTTAATATAATCATTCATCATTAATAAACCTCTAGTATTCATACTATCAGGATTATTACTAAAACTAAATGCTGAAATTTTACAAGACATAATCAAAATGATTCCTCTCTTTATACCAACATGCCGACCTTAATAACTCTCTAGTTTGGTCTTTTGCTATCGTAGGCCTTCTATGAATAGTTGTTAACTGGTCCATTAATAAAATATCACCAGGTTTCCATTTATGTTTATAAGTGTAGTTATCAGTTATAAAATCTTTATATATTTCATTATACAATTCTTTATGAGAAAAGTTTAACAAACCTACAAATTCTGTAATTTCATATGGTTGAAAAAATATACCTTCAATACCTAAAGGATGATTTGGTACTAGTTTATGTTTATCTAATACACCTCGCCATTCTTTAAATCTTTTATCAATTAAATCAGCTCTACTTTTATTTCTATTTTGTTTTATACCATTCATAACTGTATCAGTATATTTTTTATCCCAATCAGGCCTCCATGGTTGATTTATAGGAGTACCACCTGAATGATTTAATTTGGTGTATAAACTTTTATATAACTCTTTAGTTGTTGCACTTAATTTTCTCATGTAAGGAATACTAGTACATATCCATGTTTCAGTATCATATGTTATTGTTTTACCATACAAACCTATAACTTCTTGAGCGTCAGCGTGAGGTACCAAATTACTGTGCCAATCTAATTCATCATCTGCAAATAGACCTTGATTTTCTCCGTCTACCTTTTCGTTTGTTACACGCCAAAAGTATTCACTATGTTCCTTATCTGTACACCAAATATCAGGACTTATATGATATCCAAATGCAAGATTCCATTTTGCAAATTCTTCAGGACTTGCACCACTATTTTCAATCACCAAATATCCATGTTCAGCAACCATTTTGTTTGCGTCAATAGGGTCTATTGCTTCTAATTTTTTATTTTGTAAAATCATCTTTTGTTATCACATAGTCCTTATATTTTGTTATACTTCTTTCTAACAATTCATGCCATTTAGGAATATTTAAAGTACCCATTGGCATTAATTGAATTCTTTTTGTAGGGTGGTAACCTGCGTCTGCGCCATGTTCATGTACCGTACCATCATATGCCATAGCATTTGTTTCTGGTGGTAACATAGGATATATTCTTGTTTGAGCATGGTCTTTTGTAAAATATAAATGTTCTTTTTTCCAATCAGTAACTTTACTCCACCTAACTCTTACTTGACTAGGCTCTTGGTGTTTTAAATCTTCTCTTGCTTTGTCGTATTCGTCATAATGAGGACCAACTCCGTGTGTATCTCTTCCTACAAATGCCAACCATCTAACATTATCATAAGGCATTGAATCAATAAATTTTATAATATCTGGAAACTCATCATGTACAAAATCACACCACTCACCTTTTACATCTCCGTAATATGCACCATTTTTAAATAACATTAATGCTCTGTAATCGTGATTAATATATGTACTATGTCTTGAACTATTAATATCAGATTTATCCTTATCAAACCATACATGTTTCTTATCATTGATTGTAGTCCATCTTTTCCACATTAAATCTAAATCTAAATTAACATATGGCACATCTAAAGGTGTCCAAACAACACCCTTATAACCATGATATTCACTTTTATAATTTACTTTATGGTGTTCATCATGTTCAGGATTATCTCTAGCAATATATTTTTCAATATTATCACCAGGCAATTTTTCATCTATGTCTTTAACTATTCTGTATCTTGCCATTTTTTATCCCAATCTTCATATAAATGAAGCCATTTACATATTGTTCTAACATCTGTATGTTCAGTAATTTTATTTTTCTTTTCGTATGGTTCTGATAATACTTTATACATATTTTCAGCACCTTCTTGTACCCACTCATAATTATCAGGAACACATTTTTCCCAACCGTGATTATATACTATATGTCCATGATGTATTACTTGAAAGTTTTTTAACAATCTTTTTATCTCGTCTGCATGTCTTCCACCATTCTTGTAACTAGGAGAGAATGTTACACTAAACATTGGCTTATGACTTATACTATAAGGTATATTTAAATCTTTATCGTAATTACTTTTTACAACTAACCAATCCATGGCATTTTTAAATGTACCACAATAACCTCCCATCATTTCCGCTATAAAAAATATATAAGCGTCAGCGTCAATTAAAGCTTTGTCAAATTCTATTACACTATCAGGAACATTGCCGTCTGCCATATTAGTGTCTAATATTGGTATATTAAAATCACCTAGATTAACAACCTTATGAAAAGGTATAAATTTATTTAAAAGTTTTATACCTCTTTGTTGCATAGACTTTGGCGAACAACTAAAATTAACTGCAACTATTTTATTCATAGTAATTTAGCCTCTGCAATCAATCGTCTACCACAAAATATCTCTGCGTCAATAATATGTTCTTCCCAAATATCATAATCATCCATATCCTGTGTTATTGTTTTTAATTCTAATCTATCATCATAATGTTTTTGTGTATGGTACGGTTCTTGTATGATAGCATTATTACACCAATAAAATTTCATGGTATCTTTAAACAATTTAAAATGTTCTTTTTCATATAATAATACACCACTAAAAATTACAACATCAACTCTAAAACCAACTGATTCTAATTTATTCCAATCAGATACTTTATAATCTATATTTGGTTTATGGCACCATTGGTGCTGTGCAATTTTTATAGGTTCAGGTGAAGTATCAAATCCATAATAATTATAAAACTGATAATTCTTCTCATGTAATATTTCATTTACTGGACCGTGTCGGCAACCTACATCTACAATACCTTTATATCCGTTTTCAATAATAATGTCTGCCTGTTTTTCAAAGATAGGTTTTGCCTCTTTTGTATCAAGGTATGACATATCATTCATAGCATACTCTTTTCTCAAAGGCACTTTAAAATCAGATGGCAGTTTAGGCCACGGAATGGATTTTGTTGAAATCACTTGCTATTCTCCATAATAATCTATTGTTGTCCATAACTGGTGTTCTTCGGTGTAAACTAGTAAATTGGTCCATTAAAAGTAAATCACCTTTTTTAAATATATGATGATACTGATACTCTGATTTAAATATTAATTTTTTTAACTTATCAATCATTTCTTCATGGTCAATTAGTGTTTTTCCTTGCCATGCTTTAATTATAAAATGATAAGGAAAATAAAAGTAAAATTTATCTATATGTGGGTGTTTGCCAACTAAAGGCCTAATACTACCTTTATTCTTGCTCATAAATTCTAACTCGGGGTCACCTTCTTCTAAATCATATATTGTATTGTTTCTAAATTTTAATCTTATCTTTATAGACTTCCAGTATTCTTGTTCATCTTCGGATAATTCATAAAAAGGTTTACTAGTATTACATACGCTTAAAGTTGTATTGATATCTTCTTTTACACAATATAAACTAATTAAAATTTTATCTATTAAGTGTCTTGAATTACCATTTGAATGCCAACCTAATTCTGTATCACCAAACATACCAATTTTTTTGCCGTCTTTATCTCTTTTACCTGTAACTAAAAATATTTCTGGATATTCTTTAGGATTCATAAAAAGCATAGGTGTTTCACATTCACCAAATTTCTTTAATGTATCAACATATTCTCTTTCATTAAAATCTTGATTATACATTACTGCCACGCCTTCTCGGTGTATGACATCTACTAATTGTTTTAGTTTTTTATTATCTAAAGTTTTTAATTGTGTTGTTGTTTTAAATGGTTCTATCATATTCTTCCTTTATCAATTCGCATAAACTAATTCTATTAATATCTCCTTTTTTGAATTTATCATAGTCTTTATTATTTGTAGTTGCCAACCATACACTATCTGAAGGTATTAAGTCCAACTCATCACATAATTTTTCTTGTATAGGTTTTAATTCAGTATTTACATCATAAACATTAACTTGTTTTATTATCTCTTCACCTAATGCCATTGAATGATAATTATAATACTTTGCTGAGTTTATTAGCCTTTCTAATTGTTCATCTGGTTCTCTTGACCAATAATAACCTATTCTATAATTTCTTAAACCAAAACATTTACTCATAGAGAAAAATACTTTTTCAACATTTTTTGATGGTTTGCCATATCTAACTTTCTTTGAACAAGAACCTACATGTGCTATATCTAATACAACAGGAACATCTTGAGGTATATCTGTAATATTACCTTCAGCTGATGAAGGATTGGACATGTATATTATATCACCAGAATCACTTTCTGGCAACCATACATAATCATCTTTATGTCTAAAAACTTTCCTATCTTCTTGCATGTACCAATAATTGATACCCTCTGTTATACCATTTGCAGGATAAACATATTTGAAATCTGATAGGTCAATTACAGGTTTTAACCACTCTGTAATATTAGAAGAGAATCTTTTGACCTCTGTATGATTGTCTATTTTGAAACTATCACATATTGCTTTTACTTTGGCAATAGGAAATGTTCTAATAGCTAATGATTGTTTAAGTATTTTTTCTTTTTGGTTCATAATCTTTAAATAATTTCTCTGCTATCCAACCACCTGTATCAAACTTATGTAATCTAATTCTTTTAAAATTTTCGTGATGATTTTTATGATAGCCCTCACCTGCAATAAACATATTCAACCAAGGTACATTAGCACCTCCTGGTGTATTATGTCCGACTGTATTTAATAGTCCAAAACCTATCTTCGCAAAGACAAATGGTACGGCACAAAAGGCCACCCAAAAATATGGACTAATTAAAAAACTTATTATGTTAACACTTACTAGTATATGTAACCAGTATTTGTGGCAAAAAACTAATCTAGGATTTTTATATAAATCTCTAGCATATTTCATAGGTATATTTTTTATATCCCATGTAGTAAATAAAACTTTCCAAAAACCCACATGTTTAGCTGCATGAGGATCCTCTGGTCCGTCTGAATGTTTATGGTGCATACGGTGACTCGCAATCCAACCTATTGGTGTTCTAATACATGCTATCATTAACATTGCTAAACCAATTGTTTCAAACCATGCTGGAACTTTAAATTGGTTATGGCAATAATGCCTATGTAATAGTATGCTAGCACCAAAATGTGATATAATTTGAGACCACACAATGCCTATTAATATTGATATTGTTAACATCATACTCCTATTTATCTCACTCCTATAACCATGAATCTTTTATATTTTGGCAATTCTAACTCACCTTTATACAAAACTTTTTGAAATTTTAAGGTATCGGCAAACTCTTCTAAAGTGTTAAAACAATTTACATGGTCTTTTATTTCAAAGTAATTATTTGATTGTAGTATAACCATGGTACCTTTTTCTATGTTATTAAATATATTATCAAAATCTGATTGAGTTAAGTGTTCACATGAGGTACAAGCAATAACATCATATTTTTTAGTGTCATAATTTATTATATTATTTGTTTCAAAATTAACTTTTTTATACAATAATTCACCGACCATTTTACAATTTTCATCCATATCAATAGAAGTTACATCACCAAAATGTAACAATCTGTCTGCAAGATTGCCATACCAACCGGCAAGAACAATTATTTTAGGGTTTACTAGTAAATTAAGATACTGGTTACAATTTTCAATTAACCATTGTTTACATTTTTCTTGATTTTCATTAACTGAATGAACAATAGTTTTGGCCAAGTTATCTTTGGTAACTCGTTCTATAACATTTAATACTCTTCTCAAACTCATATAAATATAACCATTATTAGTTATGGATATTTATACAAGATGAAAAGAGTTGTTTATAGTATTTACATTGATGTGCCTGAAAAAGAACATTATGCCACGAACTTTGATTTTGAGATAAATCAAAACAACAAAAGAGCCGAACTTACTAGGCAAAGTTTCAAGACACATTACGATAGACTTATACAAGTTAAAAAAGAATACGCTGAAAAGATAGGCGCTGATTTTTTAATGTATGAGTATGATTCAAAATATAAAGATTTTTTAAAAGAAATGAATTATAAGGAGTTGACAGGATATGAAATTGTTAACTTTTATAAGATATATCTTTTAGATAAACTTGCTGAAGAATATGATGAGATATTATATTTAGATTTTGACGCAATACCAGTAACTAATGAAAACTTTTTTGAACATTGGAACTTATCAAAAGGTATTGTAGTTTTAAATAATGATGACCAAATTAGAAGACATAAAGCAATACAACATTTAAGGCAAAGTACAAGAAGTCCTACGGCAAAATATTATAACGCTCAGGCAATGTTGTTAGAAAATGGCAAAAGTCCTAAAAACAATGTTATCAATACAGGTATTATAGGCATATCAAAAGAACATGTAAAACAATTAAACTATTTTGGTAATTTTAAAGAAACAATTGATTTAATGACCTATCTAATTAATGAAAAAGATAGTATGTATCCTGATAATATAAAAGATATGTTTAGATATGATAACGAAACAATATTTTCTTACAAAATAAAAATGAATGATTTACCTGTGCAATGGTTTGATGACGAATGGCACTATTTTTATTCTCAACAACTTTACATACCTAGAGAAACAAAAATTGTACATTGTGTTTGCAAAGACTTTGATACAGTATGGAAATTTTATGACAAAATTAATTTTTAGTATATACTTTAAGAAAATATCTGGCAATGAAAAACATACAGATAGATTTAAAAAGTTAGAATTACATTATAAAAAACTGGTAGAATATAAAAAAAATTACGCCAAAAAGATAGGTGCTGATTTTAGAATATATACAAATGATGATTTATATATTAATTTTGATGATAAACAAAGCTTTCATATTGACACTTCATGGTCTGATTTTAAAGAAAAATATAAAGACTATGAGTTTGATGTACTAAATTTATTTAAGTTACATCTATTAGAAAAGGTCGCTAAAGAATACGACAATGTTTTATATTTAGATATGGATGTGGTGCCTAATACAAAAACAAGTTTTTTTGATGAGTTTGATATGAATAAATTGTGTGTTAGGTCTATAAATGCAACGACAGATGTATTACCTATGAAGTTTCAAAAACATATTAAATCTGGTAAAAAAAGTTATATAAAAATTATAAGACTATTAGACAAATATAATGAACATGTAAAAGCTCTATGTAAAAAAGCAATGTTGATTAACCAAAATATAGCATGTAAAGATTACGAATTAGTAAATACTGGTATAGTTGGTGGTAATAGAAAAGCAATAGAACAATTAAAATTTACAGATAATTTAGAACACATGTTACAAGTTTTAAAAGACACTAAAGAAGAACTGTTTTATGATAAAGATATTACAGATTATTTCTTTCCTAATAATGAGGTCTTTTTTCATTATCTGTTAGATAAAAACAAATTAGATTGGTTTAATTTGCCAGAAAAATGGCATAAAATCAATTATGGTTTAGAAGACTCTGAAATTACAGATGAATATAAAGAATGTAAAATGATTCATGTTATTAGTAAGAAGTTTGATAAACTATGGAAAATATTAGAAAATAATGTGGAAAAACAATAATCTCAAAGTCATGTTTGACATATCAACCAGATGTAATGCTGGTTGCCCCCAATGTCATAGAACCGATACAAACAATGTATCAAAAAAAGTATCTTGGTTACCAGATGTAGTTTGGTCTTTTGAAAATTTTAAAAAGGCAGTACCACCAAAAATGGCTAAAGATATGAAGACAGCTGACTTTTGTGGAACCTGGGGCGACCCTATTACTAATAATGATTTAATAGATATAGTTAAATATCTAGTTACAGAAAATCCTAGAATTAATATAGATTTAAACACCAATGGCTCTTTAAGAAATGAAGATTGGTGGTGGAGATTAGGTGTGGCAGGTGGTAGAAATCTATGTGTTACTTTTGCTGTTGAAGGCATAAATCAAGAAATGCATGAACACTATAGACAAAACACTTATTTAAATAAAATTCTTGAAAATATGAGAGTTGTATCTAATACTTTAGCATTTGTAAAAACACAATGTCTAGTTTGGAAACACAATGAAAATCATTTACAAGAGATAGAAGACATGTGTATAAAAAACGGTTCTAAATCTCATGTGTTAATGGTGACAGATAGATTTGGTGATGAAGGTACATCCGAGTTAAAATTCGTTCATAAAGGTAAAGAGAAAGTATTAGAACAAACAAATTGGAAAGTAGAAAATACTAATGATAATATAGTACAAACAAGTAGAAGAAGGTATCGTAGAAGAGAAAAAGAATTACCTGGTAAATCTGTAGAGATGGTTAGAAAATTAAGAAAACAACAAAGTAAAATGGATATTACTTGCGAATGGGGTAATAATAATAAAGTAGTTGTTAATCCTGATGGCCAAGTTTGGCCTTGTTGTTTTTTCTGTAACCCTACCTATAAATCACAATTTGTTGAAGGATATGACGCTAAGTTTAAGAACAATCCTGTTATGATGGAATATGAAAAAAATAAATCCGATTTAAATGTATTTAAAAATAGTTTAGATAAAATTATAAATGACAAATGGTACAAAACTACACTACCGAATAGTTGGCAATCTGATAAACCTGTAAGTCAATGTATTAGATATTGTGGTAAAAAAAGTAAAATGAAAGAAATGCTGGATAAAATTTAATGGGCTTTTTAAAAAGAAATAAAAGTTATTGTGTAATGCCTTTTAGTGAGATATATGCTGATAGTGCCGGCAGATATAAACTATGTTGTCATGCTGGTAAAATGGATGAACTAAAAAAATATAACACATCTACACACAACCCATTTGACTTTTTCTTATCTAAAGAAATGGATGAAGTAAGAAATAAAATGTTGAGTGGTATAAAAATACCCGAATGTCAAATTTGTTATGACCAAGAAAAACATGGTAAATCATTTAGAACTGGAAAATATAATGACAGATACAATATCGTAACAGAGCCTATTGAAATAGGTCTAAAGCTTAGAGTAAATGGTTCATTTTGCAATTTATCTTGTTACATGTGCCACCCTTATAACTCATCTACTAAACGAAATGAAATGAAAGAAACTTTTGGTACACAATTGGTTAAAGGTTTTTATAATGATAGTAACCAATATAAAGCTGTGAAACATGACCGTTGGAATAGTATTATTGATGACATTTTAAAACACATACATTTAATTAAACATATTCATTTAACAGGAGGTGAACCTTTACAATTACCTAAACATTGGGAAATGATTGATAAAATACCAAAAGAACATGCAAAAAATATTGGTTTAGCTTATGACACAAATCTTACTGAATTAAGATATAAAAATCATTCAGTTTATGATGTTATAGATAAATTTAAAAGAGTATATTACGGTATATCCTGTGACCATTATCAAGAAAAATTATCATGGATAAGATACCCTATTGATGTAAAAAAATTTGAAAGTAATTTAAAAGAGATGGCAGCTCACACGGATAGGCGTATCAATGTTACAATATCAATGTTAAATGTGGATGATTTATTAGATATTAAAAAATATTATAAAAATAATTTTAATGTAGATACAAACTTTAATAATATATGTATAGCTCCTTTTCCATTATCTGTACGAAATCATAAAAATAAAAAAGAACTTATAGAAAAATACAAAGATTTACCTGAATTTAGTAAAGTTGTTACAGAATTACAAAAATATGTTACTGATAAAGATAATATAAAAATGATAGATTACCTAGACGCATTATCTAAAAAAAGAAACTTTGACTGGAGAAATTTATGGAAAAATGGCGTGGTATAAACATAGACGCCAGCGCTAAGTGTACACTTGAATGTCCTAAATGTTTAAGACAAACATTAAGAAAAGATGGTGTAAAAATACCAGGTGAAGATATGTCTATTACAACTTATAAAAAGTTGTTAAAATATTATGATGGTGGAATAGTATTTTGTGGTCAATTATCTGACCCTATATTTAATGATAATTTAATTGAAATGTTAAAGTTATCAAAAGATAGACCATGGGTACATATTAATACAGCTGCTACATCTAAAAAAAGAAAAAAAGACTGGTACGAAAAAGCATTTAAAGCCAATCTAAAAGCTCAATGGACTTTTGGTATTGATGGTCTACCACATCAAAGTTATATTTACAGAATAGGTCAAGACGGTGAATTTTTATTTGATATGATGAAGTTTGGTAAAGAGTGTGGTGTTAAAGTATTATGGCAATATATAATATTTAAATATAATGAAAAATATATAGATAAAGCTAAACAACTTGCAAAAGAACACAATATACCTTTTGAATTAAATTATTCTGGTAGGTGGAATGATGAAAGCGATTATGACCCATATAAACCTTCATTAGAAAATAGAATTGTAAGTAAACATAATAGAGGGCATTTAAAAAGAAAATTTACTCCAAAATGTATTAAAGACAACATACCTGTGGCAATATCAGCCACACAATCTTTATTACCTTGTTGTTGGATTGATAAGAGAGAAGGTTGGGCAGACCCTATACTTAAAAAGTTTTTTAACGATAAACTAAATTTAAAAAATGTAGATAGTGTTGATGATATAATAAAAACTGGAACATGGCAAGAGTTTTTTTCATTGCTTATAAATAATCCAGAGTTGGCACCAGACCTTTGTAAACATCATTGTACATCAAAGGTTAATGAAAACCCTAATAGAATGAGAATAGTACAAAATGATTAAAATATTTACGGTGTACTTTGACGGAAAATATACACCAGATTATGTTGAAAAACTTTGGAATGGTTTAAAAAGAAATTGTACACTACCATTTGAGTTTATTTGTTATAGTGATAATCCTAATGTAAAGGCTGATAGAGTTATTCCTTTACCTAATCCAAAACATACACCAATTAAAAAACATTGGCACAAAATGAGTGTCTTTTCGCCTTTGTTTGGCTATCAAAATCCAGATGATGAGATTATAATAATGGATATTGACCAGATAATATTAGGTAACATTGACCATATTATTGGAAGACCAGTAGGAAATAATCAAATAATATCTTATAAGAAATGGTGGGGATTTGATAACTTACCTTTAAATGGTGGATTTTATAAATTTAAATCTGGTGGTGCATGTAAACAAATATGGCAGGAGTTTTTAAAATGTCCTGAAGATTGGCAGTTACATTACTTTAAAAAAATGACCGTTCATTACAAATATTTTGGAGAACAAAACTTTGTTCATAGATGTGTAGAAAAATTTAATATTGATTTAATTACACTACCTGGCAATCAGATTTGTAAAATAACAAATGATAAAAAACAAAATATGGAAGTATCTTTAGAATATATGAAAAGATATAATGCTGATTATATGATTTTAGATAAACCTCATCCTGATATTAAGATTATACACTTTGCAAATCCACACACAACCATACACGAGTCTGAATATGAATGGATTAAGGATTATTGGAAATGATTGTAAATAAAAGTTTTATGATGATAAAAACTATCTCTTATGCCTTGAATGATATAAAATATAAAGTAGATTGTTTAGAACAATTAAAACAATACAAATTTAATAGAATTCTTTTACCTAATTTTAGTTATGGTGTTTTTGAAAATGTATTAACTATTCATATGGAATATATAAAAGGTCAACAAATTACTTCAAATAAAAAAAAGAGTTATACAGATATAGTATATGAAGATTTGGTATGTTCAACAAATCCTATATCAGCAAAGGGTTATGCTTTAGAAAATTTTATTATAACAGGAGATAAAATATATTATATTGATTTAGAAGATATGGCATTTTGTAGTATAGAAGACCGAAAGATAAAGTTTAAAAAAGATTGGATAGATGAAAAATGAGCACACATTATAAAAGAATAATTTGTGTTAATACTGGAGATAAATTTTCTAAATGGTATACTGATAACTTAAAGTATATGATTGATGTATGGTCAGGTTTAGGTTATGACCATTTTGAAGTTATAGATGAAGAGAAACATAATGGCGTTTTTAATAAACTTCAAATGTTTGATAAATTTAGAGATGGTGAAAATATATACTTTGATTTAGATGTTTGTATATATGATAAACTTCCTAATTTAAAAAGGCAAAATTTAACGGTATTACATGCGTGGTGGAGAGATAGATGGCACACATCACTAAACTCTTCAATTATATCTTGGACAGGCGACCAATCACATATCTATAAAAAATTTATAGAAAAACCTGAATACTATCAGGAAAAATATAACAAAGGTATAGACCAAATGTTAGAAGAAATGTATAACCCTGCTACATTTGGTAAAGTATGTTATACTATTCAAAATAATGAGTTTGAAGATAAGAATAAAGAATATCCGATGGTATTATTTAATCAAAGACAATTCTTAATGGAACCAGGTTGGTCTGGTTGGTGGACTAATTATTTTCTTCCCAAATACTAATAAAGTATTTCAAAGCTTCTGCTGGAGATTTAGATTTTCTAATAGCAGATTTTAGTTTTTCATTTTTACTATTTTTTACAATTTCGTTTTCAAACAAGTAAATTTTCCATGAAAACAATTTGTCTAACTGTTCTTCATCTTTAGTTGTTAAAAATTTAATAATATGTTCATATAAATTTTCATCAACCTTTTCAGTTAATTTTTTATAAAGACCTTCAGATTCAGCTATGTTTTTTACTTGAATTACAAAGTCTTCTCGTTCTTGTTTCTTTTGTTGCCAAGTGTTTTCGTGCAATTGTTCTAAATCGCATATCTCTAATAATTCTTTACAAGTAGGATGCTCTTCATCATACTCTATAGTGTGAGGTCTAACTTCTACTTTTCCTGTGCCAAAATTAGGCTCTTTTAATAGAACTTCAATAGTTGTTCTATCATTATCAATAAAGTACGCTGTATAAAAGTTTTCTCTATTAATAGTATCTGTAGTTATTAAATTTTGTGTGTTCATTAATTTACCACCTTGTTCTTTTTTATATAATCAAACAAATCAATGCTTGACTTCCAACCATAACTATTTAGTATAGTTGTATCTGCCTTATTATCAAATCTTTCATTATCACCACCTATTTGACCTTTGGCCTCTATACCTACTCTAGTCAGAATATCCGTCAATTTATTTGAAACTCCTGTACCTACATCTAATATTCCTGTGTAAGTATTGTGAAGTAATAATAGTATTGATGAAATAACATCATCTACATGTATAAAATCTCGTTTGTGGTTTACATTTATATATGGTACATCATTTCTTAAAATTCTAGGTATTAACATGGTTTCTCTTGCACCTGGTCCATAAACAGTTGTAAATCTCATTCCTACACTATTTTTTGGTGCTATTTGTTCCATAGAATACTTACTCATTGCATATGGATTTTTCCATGGTTCATATGCTGTACTTGAACTAGCATATAGTATTCTCTTATCTTTATATCTATCAAAAATTCTTTGAGTTGCAATTACATTATTAATCCAATAGTCAGTTGGTCTATCTAAACTATCTCTAACGCCTGAAAGTCCTGCTAAATGTATTACAACATCTACATCTGGTAATTCACATGTCATAATGTCTTTGCCAGATTTAATGTCTAAACAATGAAAATGATAATCTGTATTTCTTAAATTTGAACCTATGAAGCCTTCGCTTCCAGTCATTAATATCTTCATAATAAAAAACCCTTATAATATAATTTTATGATTTGCCTATCTTTAAATAATGAGTTGCTATGGTTGTAGCCGTACCATTAGGAAACTCTTGAGCTCTATAATCATCTGTATTGATATATCTTTGTTGATAATTACCAGAACCATTTAATCTGCCGTCTACCATACCTGAACCTCTATTTGTTCCAGTAGTGTAACTATATCTCAATGAATAACCATCAGCAGAATTAGCCGCTGTTTGTCTTATCCAACTTGATAATAATGTTTCAAAATCTGTTTCTGAATATTCTTGTAAGTCGTTATCACTTCTCATTTGAACAGGTAATTGATATGTGTTATCAGTACCAGCAAGTTGTTGTAAGTAATAAGTTGTAATTGTTGTAGGTTGGTCTAAAGCTTCTGGTATACCACCTGTTGTATAAGCGCCTGTATTTGCTCTAGTATCTAAAAAACAAGTACCAATATTTGTAGAGCCTGCAACTGAAGATGAGGTTGTTACATGATAAGTACCACCTTGAGCAGTACCTGTTGAACCTGAAACTAATGAGTCAATAGCAGGATGTAAAAATGTATCTTTCATATCTTGTAAAGACATTGCCTGAATATCATTACTTGCCGTTCTATAAACAGGAAATGCTTTACCATCATCTGCTGTAGGTGTTGAAGCGTTAACTGTTTGATTTATTTTTGAATAGTTTACTGTAACTACGGATGGCTCTGCTGTTGAACCTTCACCAGGAAATGCTGAAACATTTGTAGCTGAAGCGCCGGCCTGTAATCTTGTATCTGCAATTGAACCTAAATTTCCACCACTTCCAAGAATACTTAATGAAACACTAGGACTGATTGAGAATTGATAAATTACTTGGTTTACTATTTCAGTAACCTGAGCTGTGGTAAAATCTTTTAAATTTCCACTATCAAGATATAAGGGTGTTCTTACTGCCATAATTTAATTCCATTTTTAAGCACCTGCGCCATAGAGTGTTTTTTGTGCGACACCAGATGAATTGTATAATATTAATGTAACAACAGATTTTAATTCTGCTTGACCTATTGCGTCATTAGCCATCAATGATTCTGTTATAGAGTTGTCTGAACCAGTTGTTAAAACAGTACCAGATAAATCTGGAAAAGTTATTGTTCTATCTGCTGTAGGGTCTGTTACAGCTAAAGTTGTTTCAAAATCATTAGAAGTAGCACCTTCAAATTTTAAATTACTAGCCGCTAATTGTAAAGTACCATCTACTTTTAAAGTTTCTGAACTTGGTACTGTAACAACATTACCTGAACGAGATTCTAATTGATTTCCTTTTACTGTAGTACCTACTACATTTGCACCTGTAATTGTTCCTGTAGATGTTAAATCTTCATCACCTATACTAATTGTTCCGGAAGTATCTGTAATTGAACCAGCAGCTATTGTTAATGTTCCTGCTTTTACAGAGGTTGTAACCTCTACTGTATTATTTAAACTTAAAGTTAAAGTATCTGGTGCTGATACTACTGCATTAATTTGATTTGAAGAACCTAGAAAAGTTGCAATATCACCACCACCTACAAGTTGAGTAGTTGATGTTGAATCACGCATTTTCCAACCAGCAGTAGATGTAGCAATACTAATTGTTTCATTCATTGCCCCAACTAGATTTGTTGCACTAATAGAACCTGATAGGTTTGCTATATCACCAAAATCATTTGCTGTCAGAGCATTAAACTCCGTTCTAAATTTTTCTAGTGTATCTGTTACTGCTATATTTCTTACTGCCATTTTACTTTACTATTTCTTTTAATAAGTCTTTAATTTCTCTTAATTCGCTCTTTAGGTTATTTATCTCTTTTACAGCATGTCTAATCTGGTCACCTTGTTGTTCTCTACTTTTTACTCTTTGCATATACATTTGATATTCACTAACATTTGTATTAATAATAGCGTTAGAACTTGTATCTCTTATTAAATGTTCATGTCCTTCTACTTTTACTTTGTAACTCATGTTATACCGCTAATGCTATTGCTCTTAAATCTTTTATTCTTGCACCATATGAGGAGTTTGTACCATTAAATACTACTTTAATTTGAAATGATGTAAACTCTGGTAAATCTTTTACACTAAATTTATAATCTTTAAAGTCAATATCTATTACTTTATCTCCTGTACTTGGTTCAACTGTAGTATCAGAAGAACCGTCCGTATTAAACGGAGTATATTCTATGTCTTGTATTCTTCTTGTTTCTTCACCACCTGTTAATCTAAAGAACATTTTTATTGATGATGATGTTCTTACACTAGCAGCTACTCTAACTTCAACTGCTGTTGAAGGTGTTGCAAGTGAAACTGGTTTAGTTACATAAACTCCTTCGGAAGAACCACCTTGAGGTGCTGTATCATCTTCATAATTAACCATATTTGATAGTTTTGCAATTATATTTGAACCTGAAGCCGGAGCACTTGTTAAAGTTAAAGTTGTTCCTGAAACTGTAAAGTCGTCAACTGGCGATAATCTTTTACCTGATTTTTTAACAGATAATAAATGAACACTAGCTGGTGTGCTTGATAAAGTAAATGCTGTTGTTGAACCATCTCCTGTAAATGAATTTGTAGAACTTACTGCTGGCTGATTTAATCTATTAGAAATTGCAAAAGCATTAACTCTTTGTAAATCAACTACTGGTGATAAGTTTGCATTACTAGATGACATTGTTAATTTAACAAACATAGATTTAGAACCGGCCATTTCATTTGTTTGGTTAATATCACTAGCAACCATTTTTGGTTCTGTAAAGTAAATATTATCTCCTAATACAACATTTTTAGAATCAGCTGCACTTTGAGCAACAAAAGGACTTTCTGCACCATGAACTGAACGGCCTGTAGTTGTTCTTAATGTTGATGTGATACCTGTTCCTGGATGTACAACATTTCCTATTTGTAATTGTAAAACATCAAACAATCTATTTTGTGTGGCAGTTACAGTTGCTCCTCCAACATCACCTGTAGCATTTGCTGTTCCGCCTACTGTAATATCATAACTATCTAATGTCATATTTGTAACTGTAGTATATGTTCCGTTAATTGCTGAGTGAGCAATACCATTGTAAGTACCTGAAGCTACACCTGCGATTGTAACATTATCGTTGCTACTATGCATTCCGTGATTTTTATGGAAAACTCTAACCACATTTGAACCATTAAATGTTCTAATAGGATTACTGTCTAAAGTTTTTGCTGGTAATGTTTTATTTGATAGAGATAAATTTCCTACGCTTGATGTATCAAACACAGCTTTATTAATTGTAATTTTCATATCTTCCATTTGTTCAGCGTTCCATGTTCTATTGTTTGCTGACTTAAATAGAATACCCATATTAGGTTGTGTTGATATTGTTCTATTTGAACCTATTGATTTTTCACCTAGTCTTGCAACATAAGCTGTATAATCAACTGAATCTGAATATAATACTAATGCGTATTCAATACCTTCTTGTAAGTAAACAGGTGAATCAAATGTAAATGTTGTAGCTGCTGTTGCGTCTGTACTCGTATTTACTGAACCTGGATTTAACCATTTTTGTGCGAAAGGTAAAACTTTAGGTCCTGGATAACCATTAACCATGTTTCTTAATTCTGCTTTAACAGGTATAGTAGATGATTTTGTTGCAAAGAAAGCGCTAATACTTGTAACAAAAATACCATCTGCTTCATCTACAGTAAATGATTGAGCTAAAGGGTCTCCTCTAGGTGGCATTCTTGCTATAACAGCTCTTGATGTTCTAGTTACTTGTTGAGTATCAGTAACACTTGTTCTTTCCGTTCTTGCTTCTCTAGTAGAAATAATTGCTTCTTGTACAGTTTCTAATAGACCTTTTGCGTCATAATCTCCTTCAGCTGATGTAGCTACTGCTGTTCTATCTTCACTATTAGCTGCTGAACTTGTTAATCTTAAAACTCTTTTACCTGTACGCCATCTTGGATTTGCCGTATTGTTCGGGTCAGGTATTGCAAAAACACCTTTAACATATCCATTTGAGTCTGTAACAACATTACCCCCTAATGAACCACCATCTGGTGTTACATAAGAAGAAATATCAATATTGTCAAAGAAAGGATAAACTCTAACATTTGGTCTCATACCAAAAGCTTGAAACTCTACATCTCTGCTTCTAATAAATGGTACAAAGTTTACAGATACAACTCTGTTTCCTAAACTTTGTCTAACTGTTTGAGGAACTATTGTCGTTCTAATACCACTTCTAATTTGACCAACATCTGTCGCTGTTGTTCTTACTAATTCATTACCTTGCCATCTTTGTGAACTTCTAGGATTACCAGACCATTGGTCTTGCCATTCATTCCATTCTGTACCTACAGGTATTTCTGAAATACTTGTATTGTCTAATCCTGCATTAATAGCTAAGTTGTCAAATGTACCGTTTACATTTACTACAACCTCTGGCGCCGTTCTTGTTTCTTTCCATTCGTCAACTGGTGGATTTAATTGTATATCACCAATCCAGTTAAATACTAAAAATGGATTTAAATTTTCTGTTTTTGAGGCAAATGATTGTGTTAAATAAGGTGTTGTAGTGTAAGGTAATGTAATTATATCACCAGTTTTTTGGTAATTACCATCCGTTCTATCTGAAGCAATTATAGCTGTACCATCATCATCTGATTCTTCTAACTCAACAATGTCCTCATTAAACATTGTTCTTGCCTCACCTCTTGCTCTATCAATAGATAGTTTGTAATCATTATTTCCTACATCACCAACATTATGGCCTGTAAAGTTATCTACTACAAATCCGTTTTTAAATCTATCAAAACCATCAGCGTCTTGTATCTGTAAACTTTGTGCGTCTGATTCTAATAGTGAAAGTTGAGTATAATACTCTATATTTTTAATTCTGTTTTCTAAAGAACCGATATCTCTCATTGTATATCTTCTATTATCTTCAAGCTGTAGTTTTACATCATCTGTCCTTAAAGTATATGAAGGAATGTTTATTACTGCTAATAACATATGGCCATCTAAATCAGCAGGAGATAATGGATTTAAATCTGAAGCACCTTTGACAACTTTTAATACACCATCTCTTGTTAAAAATAATTTATCTATTCTATTTAAATAAAATTCTAAATCTGAAGTAATATCAGAACCAAATTTTGGAATATCTACAGTTGAAGCACCTGTTCCGTCATATGACCTGTCGCCAGCTGCTACGCCACTATTAATTGTACTAGCGTCATCTACTCTAGGTCTAAAGTCTAATACATCTCTTAATTCAAAAGTATCACCTGTCGAATCTGATTTATAAGTAGGTATACTTTCATATGTAATTACACCTGAATATGAGTCAACATCAAAATAATCTCCTGAACCATGACTAAAGTAATCAAACTTAACTAAAAGTTGACCTGTAGGCACGATAGCACCAGGTTTTAATTTAATTCTTCCTATGTCATAGAAGTTATCTCTTTGACCATTATCTAATTCAAATCTGTTTGTAATATCCGTATCTGAAGTTGTAGCAGTAGAACCAAAAGACGGAGCCATGTAAACATTTTTCAATGCGTAAATATCTGCTTTGTTTAATCCTACAACACCACTTTCAATTGAAGCTTGAGATGAAATGTTTATAGTTGAATCACTATTTAAAGTTTTAGTTTTTGAACCTGCAACTGTTCTACTAATAGTCGCAAGAATTTTAATTTTATGACCGGCAAAGTTAGCGCCAAAGTCTAATGTCAATGTTTTACCTGTAGGAGAACCACCTAGATTAAATATTGTTGAACCTTCGTGATTACTTCCTGATAAATTTAATACATCTCCAACTGCACCTGTTCCGCCTGAACCAGTTGTCATTATTGAAACTGAAAAATCAGAATTTGCTAATGAACCAAATACTTCATTTGTTCCTGCTGATATTGTTACTTCACCATTTGATGATAATGTTCCAGTAAAATGTCTTCTAACATTAAAGTTTGTATCTGTTAATCCAGAGTTAGTTGTAGTTTTTAAAGTTTTAACAGTAGTGTAAGGTAATTGAAATAGTAAAATGTTATTTTCTGGATTATTTAATTTAGCTCTTTTTCTAGTAACAACCGAAGCAGTTGATACATCTGAACCACCTACAGCACTTGATAAAGTAGCCTGTGTTTCATTTACAATATTTTTAATAATTTTTGTTACAGAACCACCAGCGTTATTTGTAAATGTAATTTCATCACCTTGTTTTAAATCGGTGTTAAAGTTTGTACCTTTACCTAATAAATTTGTAGAACTGTTTGCTATTGATATATTACCTTGAATAATTGTGTTTGAGCCGTTAGCTGAAGTAATATCTGTATCGGCAGTATAAGTAGGAGAACCTGCCATACCTATTTGTTTTGTACTTGTAATATCTTTAGATGAAACTCCTCTCAATCCTAATCTATCAGATTGTATAGAAGCACTATTATTTGAAGTTTGACCTGTTATTGTTTCGCCTTGAGCAAATGTACCATTGACATTTGATATTACAACAACTCCGTGTGCCATTGTAGGACCTGAAGTAAATGCTGTAACATTTTGAGATGTTGTTCCGTCTGCACCGTATAATTCAAAAGTATTTGTTGTAGAATTTCTTACAGTAAATAAGCCTGGTGTGTATGCACTACCACCTATTGCAAAGTTACCACCTGAAAAAGTAAGTTGTTGACCATCTTTAAATCCGTGAGCATTTTTTGTAACAATACCTGGATTAGCTACTGATATTGTAGTAGCAGCCGTTGATTCAGTTGCTGAAGAGGCTTGTACAATACCTGTAGCACCTGTACTAGAACCTGATACTGTTTCGCCATTTGTAAATGATTGAGCAGTTGTAATATTAAGATGTGTAAACATTTCAACATCAAATACATAATGTCTGAAAACTGAACTTGTACCAAATATATCATTTGTTTCTGAACCTGATACATATTGGAAACCTCTTGATTTTGCACGACCAATTTTTGGCACAGTTGTACCTGATGTAGATTGTTCCGTTCCTCTTACTGCTGATTTTGTATCATAGAAACTAATTGTTTTAAATGCCTCTGTATCACCTGAAACAAATCCAATATCAGGAGAGTTATAAGCATTTGTAACATTAATAAAGTTATCTACTGTAAATCTAGTTTTGTTATTATTGCCTGTATCAAAATCTCTTGCCTTATCTACTGCAACAAAATTAGTACCTAATTGTTCAGCTTCATAACCACTTACATATGCCTTAAATGGTGAAATACCTAATGCTAATTTACTATTAAGTCCGCCAGCAGCTGATGTAAAAATTCCTCTATTATTACCTGAAGATAAATGTTCTCTAATTTCTATATCTGGATTATTTAAAACATAATCACCTGATTCGTCAAATGTTCTTCTAGCTAATGTGTCTTCTAGTACAGCATATTCTGTACTTCTAACCATTGATTTAATTTTACCGTTTTCAACTCTTGCAACTTCAAAGAAATTTGAATCATCTGTAGATGATGTTGTTTTTTTAGTTAAAGTTAATTGAATTTTAAATCTGTGAGCACCTGGAGCATTTAAGTTTGATGTACCTTGAGCATTATCATTAATACTATTGTCATCATTTGGTGTAACAAAAGATTCTGTTACTAAAAATCCTACTCTGTATGAAGGTGTGTCTGTATATTTGTCTAATACTAAAGTTGTTTTATCTGTTTTTACAAAATAACCATTTATGTAATAAGTACCATCTTCAACTGAAGCAGCTGAACCTGTATGTATTGAAGCAACAACAAGTGTTTCAGCAACATTTGAACTATTTAAGGCAGTAGATGTTACGGTTTCTCCAGCAGTAAATGATACGGCTGTATTATTTGTTCCACCTTTTTCGTATTTTATGAATAAAGTATCCGGGTCGGTACCGTCTGTATTAGAAATTCCTACAACTTTTGCAATAACTCCTGAAGTATTACCTGTTAGAGTAGTACCATTATATGTACTTAAAGCAGTAGCAGTTTTTGAAGTTAATTTTATTGCTGTATATTCTAAATCAATACCTACTTGACCAGGTATGACCATTGCACCTTGTTTAAATACATGGTCACCAAATTTTTCAATTTGATTTTGTAATATTGTTTGTGATTGTGTTAACTCTCTAGCCTGAACTGCAAATGACGGTCTAAAAAGAATTCTATGGAATTTTTTAGACTCTGAAAAGTCATCATAGTAAGGTGAGAGGTTAAAATCAGTTGGACTTGGCATTTAACTCCCCTTAAAACTCAACTATTAACTTTATATTCTCCGTTTGGTCAGCAGCTCTAGTTATTGGCGCTCTGTTTTCAACATATAGAATTTGTCCTGAACCTGCGTCAATTTCTGCAACTGAATAACCATTAGAAAATACAACATTGTTTGTTGTAGCTGAGTGTGAACTATTAGGAGAACCTGTAGCACCTGAAGTACCACCAGTTATTTGACCGGTTGAACTGAAACCAGTTTGGTTTCCGTTACTATCAATACCTTCATTTGTAAATCTAGTTTGAATGTAATATAAAATAGTATTTACTGAATCCCATTCTACAACTTTTCCTACAGCGTTTGTTCCTGATTGTGTTATTTTTTCATCAGCTGCAAATGTTCCTGAAGCGCCTGTAATTTTAATTGCTTTAGTCGCTCTTACTGTATTTGCTGTTGAAGCTGAACCTGAAGAAGTCGGGTCTTTAATTAAAGCAACTTTTCTAAAGTCGTTAGCAACTGTAACATCTCCAGTATTTGCTGATTCTGTTCCTTCTAGTGAAGTGTTTAACATTATAAAGAAACCACCTAACTCTTCTACTGCGTTTTTACCATGACCACCTTTTGGTTCAATAATACAATCTAATTCTGCACCAACAAGGTTTGTAGAACCTGCTGATACTATTTGAGCATTACTTATTGTTGCAAAAGTATATCCTGTTCCAGGTGTAGTTACTGTTACTGAAGTTACAGCACCTGAAGTTACAACTACTGTAGCAACACCACTTGAACCATCGCCTCTTAAAGGAATATTTGTAAATGTTCCGTCTGTACCACCTGAGCCGGCAGTTTTAATTTTAATAACATTAATAGCACCATCAACAGCCGCTGATGATACAGTTGAATTTGTTGCAACTGCCATAAAATCTGTAGATAAAAAATCAGCTTGTTGAGAAGCAGATAAAGTGTACATGTATTTCCATTTATAACCATCTGCAAGTGTTAATATAGATGTAGATGTGCCAGTTGGTTCTACAGTTGATTGAGCATTACCATTGTTGTCTAAACATTTGTAAACATTTCTAGCCGCTGTTAATACATAAAAAGTTGCGTCAAATAAAGTTGTTGCGCCACTATTTGCATTATTTGAATTTGTTGTACCTGTTAAATAATCACCATAATCATGTCTGTAATAATCGTAAACTGTACCAGTTGTCCAGTTTCTTCTAGGAATAACTATTGAAACATTACTTGATGAGATTTTTTTAGCAGCCAGCATATCGTCAAAAGTAAAGTTTTGTGTATTTTCTGTATCTGTAGGTGTAATAGGACTTGAATCTGTTCCTTCGTTTTCTGTTCTAGAATCGCCTCTAGTGTGTGTTGTAAATGCTTGTGGTCTTCCAATACTTAAATAATATGTATTAGGAGCAGCCTCACTAAAAGACTCTCTAAATTGTTCACTATTGTGAACTCTGAATTTGTTTGTTATAATTGCTGGCATATCTTTTTAACTTCCTTAATCAATATTTATACAAGTTTTCATTATGGTTTTGTCGGCCATGTAACATTGTTAACTTTTTCTACGGTATCAAGACCATTTGTAATATCCCTCAAATTTTGTCTATAAGTGACCATATCTGCACTCATGGTTACATCCGAATTACCATAAAAATCTGTTTCTTGTAAAAGCACTTCTCTTTTTGCTCTTATATTTTCTAACGCCTTTTCAAGGTCGCTTTGAGCTGATGATTCTTCACTATCTCTTGCTGTTTCCTCATCTGCTGTAAATTGAATTCTTACACCGTCAACTAATTTATATCTAGGCATTAATTTTTTGCTCCGTATAGTGTGTATGTATATTGGTCTATATTACCAGTATCCATATAAAGTTTTACTGCGTCAACATCATTGGCATCCGAGTGAGTTACACCCATACTTTGTAAACCTCTAAAAGCATTTCCAGTATCTTGTCTATGACCTACAAATTCGTAAAAGTTACCTCTATTTGTTGTATAACCTGACCTGTTAGGTATAATAGTTAATATACCTGCCATACCTTCATTTTGAAAATTATTACCAATAGTTGATTTAGTTATACCTGCGTAATCTGTTGCTTTACTATTATGTTCAGTATAAGAACCACTTGAACCTGCAACACCATCAACAATCCATGAATAATTAGATGTGTTAGCTAAATAAGAACTACCACCATCAACACTAAATCTTAATCTGAACTTTGCACCGTCTGTCGCTGGACATAATGAAGCAATAACAAGTTTAAATATTTGATAATCTGTACTTAAAGTTAAATTAATTTCTGATACATCAGCCTGACTATTTGCAGCTGATAATTTTACCCAATCACCTTGACCTAAGCCAGTTGTTAAATTATTTGCAATTGTTCTTGTTTTAACTCCCATAATCCTATCCTATGTACCTAAACACAATCTCTGCTCCATCAGCAGGCGCCGTGTCAAAAGTTAATGTTACTCCTGAAACAGTATAATCATCTGTTGGTACCATACAAATACCGTTTACAAAAACTAATATGTCGTCTACCGTTCTATTTGCTAAAACTGTAAAAGATTTACCAGAGTTTGCACCAGCAGAGTTACCTACATTAGATTTGTCTGTTGTTATATTTAATCTTGCTTGTTTACCACCTATAATATCTATAGAATGACCCATGTAAGAATGAGCAGTACATTCATAAAATAAAGGTGTTGGTGTATTTTCATCTATCGTAATTGTTGTATTAGCACCTGCATTACCAGCTGTACCAGTTACTACGACACCAGTTGACATCTCTCTGTTTTTATCTCTATCATAATAAAATTTTAATGGGTGTGTAGCATTTGTACCAGCAGCTTGGTCAAACTTATAAACACCTTTTGATAAAGTTAAATGTGGAGATTGGTCGCCATCAATAACATAACCATTATTTGAACCTGAACCAAACTCATAATGTTCACTTGTTTTAGTTGCAACCGTAATTGTTAATGTTTTTGTTACTGTAGAATCTGGTGAACGGTGAGAAATATAACCTGCGTCTTGAAGATTAGCACCTGCTAAATCTAAAGTAGTACCAGCAACATATCCACTAGGTGCTCCTGGTTCAAAACGACCATTTGATGAATTCCAAATTAATGCGTTACCGTTTGCAATACCTGAAATGTTAACATTTGGATGTCTTTCAACACCATCATTCTCTGTTAAAATATTAATCCAACCAGCTGCGTCTGCCACATAAGGTTTGTCACCAGTTGTATCGTAAGCAAACATACCTTCATAAGTTGTTTCACTAGGAAAGTTTCCTGTTCCTGCAAAATTAAATCTTGCTTTTGAACCTGAAGCTGTTAAGTCAAGTGTACCTGCACCTGATAAACTAACTCCTGAAAATGAACTTACAGTAGAACCTAAAGCGGCCGCTGTAGAACCAAAAGTTATTGAAGAGTTTGCTAAATTAGCATTTGATATACCAGCTGAACCTGATAAATTTGTATTTGATAAGTTTGCTACGGCAATTGTTACTGTATCACCTGAAACTGTTGATGTTGCACCACCTGAACCTACAATTTTTAAAGTTTCGCCTAAACCAATTGTAGCTGTTGATGAAGTTGTATCTGCAATCGTAATAGGACTAAATGTGTTTGTTGCTGAAGTTAAATCTTTATTTGTTAAAGCAACTGAATTTGTTAATGTTGCAAAGTTGTCATCTGTTAGTGCTGTATTAAATTCTGCTGTTGTTCCTGTAAGAGTATTCGTACCTAACGCCATTGACTTATTGGTCATGGTAACTGTACCAGAACCGGTCATAATCGTATTGTCGGTAGCTAATGTAATTGTATCACCTGATACTGTAGCGTCAATACCAGAACCACCTATAAACTTTAATGTTTCACCTAATGCAATCGTTGATGTTGTTGATGTTGTATCTGCAATAGAAAAACTATTGATTAGATTACTTCCGTCACCTAACGAACTGTAGATTTCAGTAAAGTTAGAGTTGATTTTAGTACCACCACCACGCAGGTTATCACCTGTTCCGTCATTTGGGTTAGTACCTAGATTTATTGATAGTTTTGCCATATTTTTTGTTCTCTTACACTATTTATAAACTTTTTTAAGCGGTTGTGTCATCAAAAGTTTTCGTTGCGTTATCAAATTTAACCAATGTATTACTGAATAAGTCAGCATTAAAGGCAAGGTCTGTAGGAAACGCAAAATTCATCTTTAAATTGTTACCTACTTGATTATTTGGATCCGTCAAGAAAAATATAGGACTTGTTCCGTCTAAAGTTGTTCTTGTACCTTGTACTTTAATTTCATTTAACCTTTGAAATGTTATACCTGCACCTGGATTAGATGTACCAAATAATGTATTTGCAAATTTATTTAAATTTTTCATTCTTGGTCCTGCGTATGCGTGACCAGTAGCAATTGTTACAGGATTACCACTTCTATCGCTAATTGTTCTTCTTTTTCTTAATTGCAATGTAAAATCAATACCATCTCTTGTAAATGTAACATCTCTTGTATTTGCTGGAAAATGTTCTACAGTAGAAGTATTTGAATCTATTGTACCAGCTTCATGTGGTTTTGTTCTTAAAGATGTTCCGTCATCAACTGTTCCTAATCTTCTACCGAATATTGTAGAGAATAGTGTATTTGCAATACCGAATAGTCCAAGCTCTACTGCACCTGAAACTTCACCAATAATTGGCGACCTCATTTTCATACTTAATCTTGATGATATATTAACTTGTCCTGTAAAATAAAAACCAGTAGTATGCATTGTCTTTTTAAACGAATCTCTCCATAAGTTAATAGATTGACCTACTTTTAATACATAAGAAAAATCTTGATAATATAAACTATCTTGAACTTTCATAGTTGACTCTGATAATTTACCTCTTTCAGTAATATATTCACCATCTGTATCTGTTACTGAAGCAACTACAACGGAAACATTAGCGACATCTGTTTTAGCAACTTTAGCTGTAGTACCATTTGGAAAAGTTAATGTTTCATCTACAACAAAATTACCACCAGTATTATCTTTAAATTTTATTAAATTTCTATCTGTATCATAAGAAACAATATTACTTGACTTACTTCCACTTGTAACATTTCCTATTAAAGGAACTGCACCTGAAATATCTTTTAAAATTATATTTTGAAAAAATGTTAATGTAGGAGATGGAGCTGTTTGATATTTTTTACCGTGTTCAACTGTTTTAACTTGAATAATTTTTCCTATATCATCACCGTATGCCCTTAAAATAGCATTACTTCCAGTTGATGTGTTTATTGTAACAGTTGGTAAAGAATTATAACCTAAACCTTGATTTATTAAAAATAATTTTGTTATCTCTCCGTTACCTGTACCCGATTCTTGTACAAGTGTTCTTCCTTCGTATTGGTCACCTAAAGTTGTTGCGTCTTCTAAAACAAAAGTATCCTCTGTTCCTGTAGCAGCTGCTGTACTATTATTTTGGTCTACAAAACCACCATTTACAATTGAAATAAAACCTTCAGCACCTTGACCGGATGTTCCTGAATTATTAAAAACTAATGTATCTCCTATAGTATAATTTGTTCCGGCATTTGATATAACAATGTCTGTTACACCACCTGTGCCTGTTTCACCTATTTGAAATAAAGCTCCTTCACCACCTGCTGTAACTTTAATTAAATCATTTATTGCATATAAAGAACCATCATTATTAATTGTTTTTGTTCCTGGAATACCTGTAATATCTGCCTTTACAAAATAGTCATCTGTATCTGAAGCAGTACCTTGTATTTCTTCACCTACAATAAAGGTGCCTTGAATTGTATCAGCATTTAAAATTAATTCTGTAACTTCATCTGTACCAATTTGAAATTTTTGTAGGTTTTCAATTAATGCTGTTGCACCAGAATTTTTACCTGTTACTGTTCTACCAATTAATGTTCCTGGTTCTCCTATTCTAGCAATAATTCTTAAAATCTTTTTACTATCAAATTGACCATCGGAGGTCTTTAACATTTGTTCTCTAGGATATAAAGTTTCTGAAGTTTCGTTAAAGAGTAATCTAAAAAATAATTCGTGGCCTTTTTGAGTACCTTTTGCTTTGTATAAAGATTTTACATTTTTAATTAATGCTCTTTTATCTACATCAACATTTAAACTTTCTGGTAATGTAGCTAAAAACTCATCTCTCATATTTGTTAAGAAATAAGAAATTACTTTATCAGGATCCCTAAAGTTTACAAGGTCTGAAATGTTATTTACAGGATTAGGTTTATATCCGTCAAGTGTTGCCGTTGCGTTTGAAGATTGTCCAACTAATACCTCACCACTTATAAATTTATCTTGAGCGGATATGATAAGTCTATTATTAGTTAAGTCTTCAACAAGTATTACTGCCGTTGCGTTTGAAGATTGACCTTTTACAGTTTCACCTCTTGTAAATTTACCAAATTCAGATTCTTCATATAATATTTTATCACCACCGTCTAGTGTTGTTCTAGCAGTATCAATTCTTGTAGCGTCTAATACTAAATTATTTTCTTGACCTGTTTCTGTTTCTAATAAAATACCAACTGTACTTAATACAGAGGTAACTTTTACTTCAGCAGATTCTAATAGTTGATAATATGTTTTAAGAAATTCGGCAAATTTAGGGTGGTCAGATACCACAAATTCTGGTAACTGATTGTTAAGTATCGTGGATAATTTTGCATTAAACTTTGCCATTAATCATTAGTAACTTGAACTTGTTGTATAACCGATACCTGCTTCTGAAGAACCACCAACAAATGAATCTGCTGAAACATTGACTGAAGAATTAGCAATATCTATTTCAACAATTTGGTCTCTTACTGGTGTTACATCATTAGAAGCTGGTGTTACAGTTAATTCTATTACAGTTGAAGCTGCCCCTCTAATATTTGAGATTGAAGATATATTAAGTGAATTTAATGTTATTGAACCATTTAAATAATTAATTGTTCCTTGTGTTGAGTTTGCGTAAGTTTTAACACCAGAAACTAGATAGTATCTTCTAACATTTCCTTGTCCGTCATCATCTAAAAAATATTCATTAGTTGTATCACCGTCTACCTTAAATCCTGTAGAAGTTAAAATACCTCCTGCTGAAGCATTATGACCTGAATGTGGATTATACAATGCATTTCTAAAATAAATGTTATATGCATTTGAAGCATTTAAAGTTGGTGTAAAATTTTTTCTAATTTTAATAGTTGTAATATTTGACAAGATACTTGTATCAGTATCGTCAATTAATCCTGTTAATTTTGAATATCTGAATATTGAATCAAATTGTTGTAGAGTTGTAGAGTTATAATTTGTAATTGATGTTATAACATCTGATTTTAAAGTGTCTGCTGTTTTTGTTGTTGCCTTTGCGTCAAATTTTACATTTGAAGTTAACAATATAGAAGTTGTTTCCGGGTCAACAATTTGTGGCTGAACTGAAGCAACATTATAAGGTGCTAATTGAGTTATAATATCTGTTTTTGTAGTTTCTGTTAATGTAGAACCTGATTTAGGTTTAATTGCAATTTTAACAATACCATATCTTGGTGTTTCATCTTCTTCACCACCCCAAGCACTTACTGATTGAGCATTAGGGTAAACACTTTTTACAATCGTTTCATAGTCTGTAGCAGTAACAGCTCTGTCTTGAGCTGCATAATTTAAAGGTGCATTATATTTAATTGATTGATTTGTTTCTGCATTTGTACCACCTGAAGAAGCAGAGTTTACAGTTACAGAAACATCTGAAAATCCACCGATTGTTCCTTGTAATGTAAAAGCATTTGCGCCGTTTGAAACTGTTTTATTTGTAACAATATATTCTAAAATTATAATACTACCATCTGCTGGTTTAGCACCAGTAACACCATCACCAAAATAAACTTCATATCTATTGTTTTGACTTTCTTGTAAAAAATAAACTTTACTATTTGAATCTAATCCATTATAACCATTTGCAATATCATAAGCAACTGTAGTTGTATCTGTAGAACTATTTTGTACCGAAACTTGTAATGTTGAAGTATCTGCGTCAGAGCTAGGAATTAAAAACTTTTGGTCAACATCTGTACTATCAACCGTATATTTAAAAGTTACTAATGTTCCTTCGTATAGATTTAAATTTTGAATTTTGTAAACACCATCAACAGGTGTAATTGTATTAATTTGGTTTGTAATATACTCATAAGATATTCCATCAACAACACTCGTAAATACCGTACCTTTGTTCATAGTTATAACTGTACC